GCCATGTCGGTAGCGAAGCCCGCCTGGTGTTCTTTGGCGATCAGTTGCTCACGCATGTGCATGCGGGACAACGCCTGCCGAGCCACAATGTCGCTCATTATTTCTTTCCTTTCTTGCTGTCGTTTTTCGGTTTCGGCTGAGATTCGTCGGCCTGATCTTCGTCGTCGGTCATGGTCTGCTGGCGATCATTCGCGCCTTCCTTCGTCGCGTCAGCGTTGAAGGTGAGGCCCAGCGTCGTCATCATCTTCTGCTCGCGCGCCTGCTGCATGAAGATCTTGCGGAAGTCTTCGCCGAGTCGTGCGCACTCGATCTGGTACGTGGACAGACCGGACTTGATACGCATGATAGCCGCTTGAGTTTCCTTCACCTCGTCGATCTGACCACGCGATGCGCCGATCCACTGACATGCGCTCATCGCTTCACGCATCACCGGGTCGTAGAACATCGAGCGGAACTGATCGCGCGAGACACCCTTCGGCAGCGGGATCACGTTGGTGCGCGTGTTGATCTCTTCTTCGAGCCACAGCAGGAACATCATCGTCGCCTGGCGGTCGGCCACGGTCTTCTTCCGCGACTGCATGTACTTCCACGTCTCGGCCATCGAAGCGCGCGCCGACGAGTAGTTCGTCTTCGTGTAGTCCTTGCTGAACTGCTCGTACGACATGCCGAGAGGCGCGGCGATGTGGCGCAGCAGCGATTCCTCGAAGTTCGTGCCGACGCCGCCAGGCGTGCCAGCGGGCTTCATGCTCAGCTTCGTGCCGGGGAACAGGTGCGGCATCTTCACGCCGTCGATGGCGATGTTCTGCGCGCCGTTCACGTACGAGGTCAGTGCGGTCATGTACTGGCCCAGCATGTCGGCCATGCCCGCGTTACCGGCACCCATCGACGCGAAGACCATTTCGCTCGGCAGTTCGGATTCGATGGCGGCGGCGTAGGTCGCATTGACCACGGCGCTTTGCAGCACCACGTCCTGAAACTTCTTCGTCATGCGCATCTGCTTCAGCACCGACACCATGTCGCTGATACCGCGCGACTGGTCCGGCATCTGGCGCTCGATGATGTGGATCACCTGGCGGCGGCCCCAGTTCGTCGTCGCCGGAACACGCTTCCATGTCGGGATCGTGTCGTCCATGTAGAAGTCGCCGGGGTGCGTCGAGCGAATGTGATAGGCCACCGGCTTGCCGTACGGGTTGCGCTCGACGCCATTGCGGATCACCTTCGTGTCCATCGAGCCGTCAGGGTTCGACAGGCGCGTCGGCGACACCATCTGGATCGCGGTGAAGAACGGGCGAGCCTTATCAAACTGGAGCCATTCAGCGGTAGCCAGGACTTCGCCGGTCATTACGAAGCCGCCGATGCCGAGACGGATCATGTCGGTCAGCGTCATCGTGCCGCTCGCGTCGAACCAGCATTCGGTCGAATCGGCCAGTAGGTTGAAGCGCGACTCGATGTACTGGACCCATTCGGCGGCCCACTCTTCGTCGGCACCGAGCGTCACGAAGTCCGGCGTCAGGATCAGGCGGTACTGCGAGCCGACGATGCTGTCCTTGTGCGTGTGGACTGCGCCGGACACCAGGCCGTCGTTCTGCGTGGCGTCGCGGCCACGCGCATCCATCAGTTCCTTCGCACCGCTCATCTGCGTGTCAGGCGACACGATAGGCGGGACCCACGACATCAGTTCGCGGCTGTTTTTGCTCGCACCTTCGAGGCCGCCGACCATCGCGTTTTCGCGCGGGCGGCCGACTTCGATGGTCTGCATTGGAGCGGCGGCGCTTGCGGCGGCCGACAGTGCCTTTGTGCTGTTCTTGCTCATGACTTAGAAGATGAATTGAGCCGGGGCCAGCGGGTTGCACATGCCGCCAAGCGGGGCCAGTTTCATGCGCAGGCTGGTGATATACGATGCGAGATCCGAACGCTTCGCAGCGGTGAATTCGACGCGCTCGCCGTTCTGGTCAACGACCACGCGGGCCTGGCCGCCGATGGTGAGTTGGTGGTATGCCGCCACGGCTTCGTCGAGTTGCCCTTGCAGCACAAGGCGTTCGTCGGCGGTGAGAATTTGTCCGATCATTTTGGTTCCCTGTTTTGGTGTTAAGCGAGCGCGCCCGCCATCTTTGAAAAGTCAAATTTTACAGCACCGGAAAATGGCTTTTCGGCTTCAGGCTCTCGCACGAGATCGTTCTTGTCCCACTCGTCGGCCCACGATGGCGGGTTGTTCCAGTCGATGCTCTCGATGCGCACGAACTGCGACACGGCAACGCCGATGCAGTAGTACGACAAGTCCCATGCCTCGTTGCGCACATTCGTGTTGTGCTCCCATCCTTTGTCGGTGCGGACCTCGGCGCACAGTTCGGCGTAGAAGTTGTCGTCGAACCAGCCGGGCGTGCGGTACATGCCCTTGCCAGGTTGCACGCAGTCCAGGCGGCCGTCGAGATCGTCCTTCAGGATCGTCGGGTTCAGCATGAGCACCGGAATGTCGCCGCGTGCGCCAGCCTTCGAGTCCTTGCGGCTGCTGTCTGGATAGCTGATGCGCGTGCGCGGCTGTCCAGGCTTCGCGTCACCTTTCAACAGGATGAAGCGACGATGCTTGTTCATGCCAACCAGCTTGCGATAGAAGTTGTATGCCTGCGTTGTCGCGCCCTTCTTACCGCCCGAGTCGCAGCCGACCATCTTGATCGACATGAGGCGGCCGGATTCGTCAGCCAGCGGGTATTCCTTCTCGATGACGTGCTCGATCAGTTCGTCCCAGTCTTCGAGGTAGGCGTGCGGCTTGACCCAAATGGCGTCGCCGTCTTCGTCCGTGCGCTTCGACTTCTTCACCTCGTATCGGTCGATGATGACCATATCGAACGGGTAGCCTGGCATGATCCCGAACACCTGCACAACCCACATGTTCTTCTGCACGTCCACGGTGGCGATCAGGAAGCGCACGCCGTCCGGCACCACGCGCTCGCCCAGCGACGCCTCGGCGCGGGCCTTGATGGTTTCAGGTAGGCGGATCTCCATGCGCGCCCGGCTGTAGTAAGGCTCGCCCAGGTCGTTGTTGTAGAACTTCTTCAGCGTCTCTTCGGTGCGTGTGCGCTCGTAGTCGTCCATCGCGTCGAGGTACGTCACCAGCAGTTTTTTCCAGGTGGTGAACGCAGCGGCCACGCCGCGCAGCCAGAACGATGCGATCAGCGAGCGGATCGGCTTGCCGAAGCGTTTGCCGTCAGGGTCGATGGCCTCGCCGTCTTTGACCCACATGCCCCACAGGTTCATTTCGTAGCGGTCGTCCGGCGATATCCGGCCAGCGCACTTCGGGCATTCCATGTAGACCGTCTCGGCCACTTCGAGGTTCGACATTCCTTCGCGGCGGTCGTACTTCAGCATTTCAAAGCGGCCCTCGAAGTAGTGATCGCAGCAGGGGCAGGGCCAGTACCAGCGGCGGCGGTCGCCACGGTTGTACAAGCCGATGATGCCGTCGCACGGCGGCGCTTCGTGCGGGGTGCGCGGAATCCACTTGATGTCCTTGACCTCGCGCGACGGCGACGATTCAGCGACGCACATGGCGTTCGAGCCGAAGGTGGTGGTTCGCTTCGCGGCCAGGTCGTACGGCTCGCCCTCACCGTCCACGTCGTCCACCATGCGATCACGGTCGGTCAGCACCACGCGGCCGATTGGCTTACCTGCCAGTTCGGTCGGCGTCGGCCAGGACAGGCTGAGCATCATTCCGGTGTTATAGAGCTTGTCGAACTTGTTGTCGTTGTCCGCGCCCGGCAGCAGCATTTTTCCGACCGCTGGCGAATAGCGGTTCAGGCGGTCGATACGACGCATCGAGAAGTCGCGCGCCGCCGTGTTGGTCGGGCACACGATCATCATGTCCATCGGGTCGATCTTGATCGAGTACAGCGTGCAGTTCACCACCAGGGCGTCCGTCTTCGCCGACTGCGCCGGGCCGACGAAGATCATGCCGTTGTAAGTCGTGGACGCGAAGACGTTTTGCGGCTCGACCATGTACGGCGTCGTCGAGTTGTACCAGGGGCCGACGTATGCGCCAGGCGAATTCACGACACGGTACTTCGCGGCGGCTTCGGCCACGGTGGTGCGCTCGGGCGGGCGCAGCATTTCAGCGCACGCGATAACCAACTGCTCGATGCTATTAAAGTTCATCGTCTTCCTCGTCCTTCAATTCAGTGACCACCTGCTCGGCGCGTTCCTGCACGGCCAGGTTCGTCGGCTTCTCGGCGAACTTCTCGATCACCGTTGCATACAGCGTCTCCAGCAGGCCGTCGCCGAGGGCCTTCACGATGCCGCGCTGGCGGTCGCTCAGTTCGGCCTGGCGGTCCACCGCGTCGGCGTTCAAGCGAATGCTCATCTTCACCAGCTTCATGATCTCGCCGATGACGCTGACGACGCGATCTGTCGGCCACAGGTTGCCCTCGCGCTGCTCGAATTCCTGGCGCGACCGCTGGCCTGCCCAAAACTCTTTGGTGAGCATCTTCGGCAGGTCGTTGTGGTGCATCTTCTTGATGTACGTCTCGATGTCGTACGCGGGCTTCACGAGGAATGGTGCAACCTCGTGTACCGCGTAGATGTCCGCACCGTTGCGCGTGCCAATCGGCTTGCAGGTGTGGATCTTCGCAACGATGCTGCGGTGGTCCATCCTGAACAGTTGACCAAGCTGCGACAGGTTCGCGCCGTCGTACAGGATGGCGCGCGTAGTGTCATCGGTTAGTTCAGTTCGTTTGACCATTGATTCGCTCGTCGATAAGTTTTTTGAGTGCGCGCGAGGACAGCTTCGCAATGAGCGAAATGTCGGCGATGTGATTGTGGTGATACGGCTGGAGCGGGCGACCGCAGTTGCGATACGCCGCGTAGGTGGAATAGGCGATGCCGAGCAACTGGCACGCCTGCGCAGGCTTGAGGCCGACCAGGGCCTCGAAGTCCGCTAACAATTTATACTGTTTATCCATTTACCGACCTATCCATTGAATAGGTCGGCATCTTACATGCTTGCAGGAAACGTCAGAACGAATTCAAAGTTCGTCGTCCTCTGCTTCTCGCGCGGCCTTCTCGGCGCGGCGCTTTGCCAGGTAGTCGGAAAGCCAGGCTTCGGCGTCGGCGGGATCGCCGAGGCTTCCGGTCACACGTCGCCGCGTGTTCATCGAGCCAGCCTGTCGCCAGGTGATTTCGACGGCACCGGCAGCTACCGCAACAGCGCGCTTGCTCAACGCGATGTCGTAGTGACTGCCGCTGGTCTTCTGCGGCGATTGCCACCAGCGCCGCGCGACGCCGATCTTGTCGGCCATCGCGTGTAGTTCTTCATCGCTATCGGCGAGCATGTGGCACATGACCATCCTGCCGTACTTCGCTCGCATATCGTCCACGTACACCGCCATACTGCTCCTTTCAAAGTTCGTCGTCGTCGATGGCGGCCACGAGTTCTTCGTCGCGCAGGCCATCGCCAATCGTTACACCCTTCGACACCATGTCGTCGTCGAGATCCGCGAAGCCGGTCAGCACATCGACCACCTTGTCCCACTCGGGATCGTCGGCCTTGATCTTGCGCCCCTTTAGCAGCGACCGCAGGCGATGACGCATGCGTTTCAGGATCTTGAATAGCTGGTCCTGCGCGTCCTCTTTCGCCGTCAGGGCCTTGACCACGGTTTCGTCGAGCGTGTCCTTGCAGACCAGCAGGAAGACCGTGACGCGGTGCTTCTGGCCCTGGCGCGCCAGGCGACCGATGAACTGAAGGTAGAGTTCGAGCGACCACGGTATGTCGAAGAATACGATGATGTGACCACCGGCTTGCAGGTTCAGGCCGTGCCCGCCCGACTGCGGGTGCATCAGCAGGATCGGTATCTTCCCCTGGTTCCACTTCTTGATGTTCTTGCCGTCCTTGTCCATCTTGACCGCTTGCGGGAAAGCCTTCAGCAGTCGATCCCTTGACGAACGGTGGTGATAGCCGACGAGGATCGGCTTGCCCTGCGCCTCTTCCACGATCTGCTTCAACTCTTCGATCTTGTGCTCGTGGATCTTGTGGATCTTGGTGATCTTGACGTGATCGTCTTCCTCGGTTTGTCCTGGCTCCAGCTTCGTGTCGTACAGCACGCCGGATGCCATTTGCAGCAGCTTCGCCGACAGCGCCGCAGCCGTCTCGGCCTGGACCTCTGTGCCGTCGTCGAGCGTCACTACCATGTCCTTTTCCATCGTCAGGTACAGGGTGCGCTGCTCGGGCGTCATGAACACGTTGCGGTTCACGAACAGCGGCGGCACCTTCGGCAGATAATCCTCTTCCTTCATCACCAGGCAGATGTCGGTGATCTTCGCCAGGATCTCTTTTTCGGCGTCGGGCCGCAGCTTCCATTTGCGGGTGTATCGGTCCTCGGTGAAATAGCGTTCGCGGTAGGAGGTCACGTTGCGGCCGAGACGCTTGCCACGGTCCAGCAGGTAGATCTGCGGGAAGAGGCCCATGTAGCCCTCGGTGGCGGGCGTCGCCGTCAGCAGGTGCAGGCGATCCACCTTGCCGTTATCGACGAGCATCTGGAGCGCCTTGAAGCGCCCCGAGTTGTGGTCCTTGAAGCCGCTCGATTCGTCGATGATGATGGTGCGATACGGCCAGGGCTTCTTCGCTACTCGGTAGTACGTGACGAGCCAGTCGATCCAGTCGCGGCTAATCATGTGGACCGAGGCCGAATTGAGCGTTGCGGCGATGCGCAGTTCCTCGCGCTTCTGTGCGGCCACGCGGGTCGCGTGCTGAATGGCTTCCTTCTCGCGCTTCGATGGGAACTGCTCGCTGCTGTGCGCCTTCTCGTAGCGATATGCGGCCTTGTACGCCTCTTTGATGCGCGGGTCGTCCTCATCGACGTGGATGACCGAATGATTCAAATGCGCCAGGTGTTTCCACTTCCTGATCTCGTCCGGCCAGGTACGGGTCGCCACCTTCAGCGGCCCGATCACCAGCACCTTGTTGTCGTCGGCGAACTCGGCCAGCAGGTCGGCGATCAGCGTCAGCGACGTGACCGTTTTGCCCAGGCCCATGTCGATGAACAGCGCGGAGAATGGATTCTCCTTCAGGAAGTTGTAGCCGATGCGCTGATACTCGTGCAACTGCTCGCGTGTCAGTTCCACGTCGTAGAACTTCGCGCGTATGCCTTCGACAATCGCCTTCAGGGCGTGCGACTCGCGCATCATTTCATGATCTCCTTGAACTCTTCAATATCGTCGAGCACGTACACCTCTGCACCGTGCTCTCGCATTTCCTTGATGCGCACTACCTGAATCGCGGACAGGCCGTTCTCGCCGCGACCAGGGCGCTTCCACTCGACCCACACGTACCGGCCACGGCGCAGGTACAGGCGGTCGGGGATGCCGTTGCAGGTCGGCGAATCGACCTTGATCGTCCACCAGCCACGGCGCTCGGCGTATTTGTGCGCGTCGCTGGTGTTGTCGCTCTCGATGCGCGGCTTACTCGTCCTCATCGTCTTCCTCTTCAGGCAGGCCGCGTTCTTCCCGGCAGGTCTTGCACACGCGCATGTCGTCCGGCAAGAACTTCAGTTCTTCCCACGGCTCGCGCACGTTCTTCTCGGCCCGGCCGCACAGCGCCGTCATGCTTTGCAGGTCGATGATGTGGACCGTCTTCATCTTCGGCAGCACGCCCAGCTTGTAGCCCTGACGACCGTTCAGGCGCGGGTTGCGCACGTCGAGGCCGATGTCGTCCAGGCGCGCATACGCCTCGCGCACGTACCAGGCGTAGTCGATGTCGTCGGGGAAGTCGTCAGGCAGATCCATGACCGGAGAAGCGCCAGTAGTGCCCGCGACGCGCGAGCCGTTGGCCTTCGCAATGAATCCGCGCTCACCCTCGGCGTAGTACCAGCGCACCATTTTGCCGAGGTAGTTGCCATGCGAGTCGTAGCCGCCGCCGACCATCTTGTCGCCGACTTTCACGTTGCCCACCTGCTTGACGCCGATGAACTGCGTGATGTCGTCGCACCGCATGATCGTGTCTTCGATGTCAGCGCCGTTCGTCAGGTATTCGACCACGGCGGTCGAGCAAATGTCGAAGGTCGGATCGTGCTTCGCTTGCAGGCCAGCCTTTGCGAACAGGCCCTTGCGCTTCACCTCAGCGACCTTGCCCGGCACCTTCGCGTCTTCGACCAGGGCCATGTAGCTGTTCACGTCGCGCGAGAACACGCCCAGGTAGCGCACGGCTTCCGTCTGGAACGAGGTCGCACATTCCCACTCGAACACGATGGCGTTGAACAGCCAGTAGCGGTCGCGCGGGATCACGGTCACGATACCGTCAGTGTTCGCCGAGATCACCGCGAACCTGTTGGCTTCCAGTTCCTCGATCAGCATCAGCAGCGACAACTGCCCGGTGATCGTGGTGGAGATCATCAGCTTCGGCGCGTAGACGACGGCGTACGGTGAGCCGGTCTTTCCGTAGGTGCCGTTATTAACAATCTTGAAGGAGTCGGAACGCTTCTTGTACTTGATCGACTGGCCCATTTCGCCAGCCTTCTTCAGCGCGGCGGCCTTCTCCTTGTAGCTGTCGCGCAGGTTGACGAACTTGGAGAACACGCCCAGGAAGTTCTGGCCCAGCGCGGCCGGGACGTAACCGCACGCGAGCATCAGGCGCGGGTAGTAGGCGCGCACGTCGCGGTCTTCGATGATCGTGTCTTCGTCGGCGCGGAACGAGCGGCGCTTCTCTTTCGAGTGCAGGCCGCCGATGCCCATCTTGTAGTCGGTGAAGCCGATGCGCAGCTTAATGTCGCTGATCTCTTGCGGCAGGCGCACCACGCCGTAGTTCTTTTTCTTCGCGCCCGGCAGGTCCTTCTCGCCGCTCACTTTGAAGCGCACCGAGGTCACGACCTTCAGCACGTTTTGCAGCAGCGGGGTATTGAACTTGATGAACGGTGGTGGCTCGTACTTGAACTCGAACGTCGTGACCACCGGCTTCTCGACCTTGCGGCCGGTGACGCGCTCGACCTCAGCCTTGATTAGCGTTTCGGCGATCTGCGCGTCGGACTTCGAGCGCACGTCGATGCCGTATTCCGCGCTGATCTCGTTGCGAATGTCGATCTCTTCGCGCAGGTTCAGGGCCAGTTCGCGGGTCGTCTCAAGATCGTTGCCGAGGTAGCGGCGCATCAGCGGACGGCGGGCCACGCCGACAGGTTCGCTCGGGTCGATGGGGAGTTCTTGCAGGCGCTTCATGTTCATGCGTGCGCCGTACTTCTTCAGGGACAGCTTGACGCCTGGCGCTACGTCATACAGGTCGATGTGGTCCAGCCATTCGGGCGGCTCGACGCCGTACTTCTCGAAGAACTGGTACGGCCGCAGGCGGTTGACGATGATGTCGTCGCTGGCCTTCTTCAGCAGTTCGTTGCTGGCCCCGGCCATCGCCAGGCAGATCATCGGAATGTCGTAGCCGATGCCGTTGAACGTGTACAGGCGGAACTTGCGCATGATGCGCGCGATCTTCGGGCGGTCGAGTTCGAGGCCATCGTATTTTTCGATGATGACCTTCTTGCCGGTGTCCAGATTGATGAAGCCGATGCTCCAGTAATCGCGGTAGCACTCGGTATCGCTCCCGGCTTCAGGCCGCTTTTCGAGGAATGTTTTTGTGGAGATTGGCATGTGCTCTTTCAGAACGAAACAACGCCGCAGGTTGTGAGGCTGCGGCGTCGCGGGTGCTACATGTTGGTGTTACAGGTCGTCGTCGTCATCGTTGCTGCTGCCGCCAGTGTCACCGGAAGCGTGGTCATCCCACGCATCGGAGTCATCGACACGACCCTGGCCGAACGCCTTGTCGTCTTTGGCGAACATCGCGCCGACCAGGCCAGCATTGATGCGCTTGCCGTGCTCGTTGTTCTGAACCCACGGACGAATCAGCATGTGGCCCCATGCGCCACCATAGAAAAGCTCATTGATGGTTTGCAGGTCTTCCACCGGGTCCAGCTTGCGGCCGGACTTGTCGCGCAAGGTCGGGCGGTTCGTCTCGCGGGCACTGAGGAACCAGTGACCACGGTAAGAGTTCTCGCCTGCGTCGGGATCATCAGGATCGACGTTCGCGTCACCGTCGCGCAAGAATTTCTTGTCGGTCGGTACGGTGAGTTTGGCTTCAGTCAGGACGCGCTTGATTTCTTGTGCAATCACGGACTTCGCTTCTTCGTGCGTCTCCTTCGGCAGCAGGCCGACCAGGCCGTACTTTGCCACGCCCTTGTCGCTCTCTTTCTTCCACGGCTTATCGACGTGGGGATAGGAGAAGCGGACGTTATCGACACGGATCATGCCGTTCTCGTACAGCACGAAGTTCTTGCCGCGTTTTTTAACAACCAATGCACTCATTTCAGATTTTCCCAAAAAAGGACTTCACGATAAAAACGGTTTAACGATCTACTCGTCACACGTCGCTAAAAGCGTCGTCGTACTTGTCGGCCAATGCTGGCCTACTGTCACGAACGGACGCCAGGGTTGCTTTGCCAGGCGGTCGGAAAACCAGATCGTTCAGCAGATCGGGAATGTCCTTGCGCTTGTGGCCTGCTGCTGTAAGCAACCTCTCAACCTCGGCCGGGGATGCCATTTCCTCTTTCACGAGATCACCCCTTTCGAGGCCCAGGCCGACCAATGCTTCGACGGCCTTTTCCTTGTTGCGGAACACCCTGAACGAGCGGCCTTCCACGAGTTTTTGCAGCTTCAGCTTCTCACCGAGGCGTGCCCGGCGTTCGAGTTCTTCGCACACCGACTTGAAGAACTTCTCGACCGTGCCGCGCCAGTCATACAGCTTTTCTAACTCATACGTCGTCAGCGTTGCCGCTGCCAACACGTCCGGCGAATCGGTGTCATGCAGCACCTCTTTGAAGTACAGCATGTCTGCCTCGGTGACTGGCTTTTCGAGGTCGTCGAACGCGCCCCCGGTCAGATCCAGCACCACCTTCGCCTTCGCGGCGCACGTCGATTGGACGCGGCACCACTGGCACGATTCTGCGCTCGGCGTGCGAGGTGCGTTCTGCACCCATGCTGCCGCTGCGCGTTCACGCACGTACTCTGCAAACGCCAGCAGGTACTCTCGATCTACGACCCATTCCTCGAACACGTCGAGGCGCGGCTGCGCGATCCGAATCACGATCTCGCGGAAGTCATACAGCCAGTCCCATGCGAAGAAGAATCCGAGGGCGTACAGCAATGCCTGTGAATTTTCCTTCGCGTAGACCCGCACCCCTTTGCCCATCTTCAGGTCGGTGATGACCATGCGCTGAAAGGTGCATGCGCAGTGATCGGCGGTGCCGCCCTGGTTCGGGATCGGGGTAAGCTGCGAGAAGTCCACGCGCGTCTCAACGAAATGCTCGCCTGGCAGGTTCTTGCACCAGTCCACATACCGTTTCACGAAGTCCATCATCACCTCATCCACGGTGATGAAGAACCCGAAGCCCTCGCCGTCAACCCAGTACGTTTTGCCGAGTAGGTGCTTCGGACGCTTCCCATCTGTTAGCCACGTTTCGCCGACCATGTGGGCGACGGTTCCGTAGGCCGCGTCCTCGCCAGAATCATCCGGCGCGAACAGGTTTGGGATCAGCGATCCCGCGCAACCGAGCCACATCTTCGAGCCGGATGGCGAGAAGACGGAGTGACCGCCTTCCTCGACCATCCTGATCGCGTCACGCATCTGCGCGACGCTGATGCGGTGCTCGGTCACGGACGATTAGATGTCGTCGTCGTCGTCGGTGGCGGTGGTGTCGGCCGGGGCCAGCTTCGCGGTCGCGGCGTCGAACACGGCCTTCACCTTGTCGGCCGGGATCTCGCCCATCTTCTCGACTTTACCGAAGGACTTGATGATCGCTTTGGCTTCTGCCGCGCCGAACTTCTCCTTCACCTGGCCGAGTGCAGCCTGCATTTCTTCGACGGTCGGGCCTGCCGGTTCTTCCTTCGCCTTCGGGGCGGCTTTGCCACCAGCGGCTTTGCCACCGGCAGGCTTGTCGGTCGATGCGGCCGGTTTGTCGGTCGAAGCAGCGCCACCGTTGCCCATGTGTGCGGCGGTGTTGGCGTTCAGGGCAGCGATCAGGTCTTGAATCAGTTTTTCCAGCATTTTTGAAGCTCCGTTAATAGAAAAATCGGCGGTTAAATTGTGCGCTGTTCTACCGCCAAAATCGAACAACGCATTTTGCAAAACTACTCTTTCAGGACACTCGACAGGTCGATGCCTTTTCCACCTTCACCGAACAGCGTGAACGCTGCGTTGGCATCGACGGATTGTGCGACTACTAAAGCGACACTGAAGCGTGCTAATTCCACGTCGGCAGTCAGAAGCGTCGTGCGATCCGCGTCGGTGATTGCTGCCGTCACTTCGCCCCGTTGAAATTCGAGGATCAGGTCTTGCAACGACTCGCCGAGATTCACGATCACTTCGCGCTGCCTTGCACCTCTCAGGGCGTACCGCAACATGTGCAGTTTCGTCATAAGTACGTGCATTTGCTTTACCGTCAAATCGGCCACGGCCTGCGGATCGAATTCCACCGATTCCGCCGCCTGTAAATCCGCGATCAGGTCGTAGTTCTTCATTCGTATCGCCCTGTCGTTTGTTGGTCAGTGCATGAGTTGAATCTTCTCATACCGCCTTGCCCCGCGTCAAGTACCTGTGGGATAATTCTCACATGTTTTTGACGGATACTAGGAGATTCATTTTGCAAGTAATTTTTCCGCCGTGGGTCGAAGGACCGAAGGCTAACAATGATGACGGCACGCTCGAATCCAGGCGCGTGCGTTACCTTGTATTGAAGGCCGCGATCAGCAGCACGCCAAACGGCAGCATCGCGGCACTCGCTGACGCCTGCAAGATCGACCGCTCGCAGGTACACGCATCAATCAGGGAAGGCAAGCTGTCGCCGACGATGGCGTCGAAGATCGAGAAGGTTTGCGGTCGAAACGTCGTACGACGCGAGTGGCTTATGTTCCCGCTCGAAATTCACGAACTGACCCAATGAAGAACGAAGAATATACGTCCAAAAATAGTGGGCCGCTGGCCTACCTGGGATCACGTCTCATCGACAACGCTTACGAGATCGTGCCCATCGCGGTCGGGAAGAAAGCGCCAGGCTTCGACAACTGGAGCAAGGCCCGCTCGAACAAGCCGCAACTCGCCGAATGGATCGAGTCGGGGCACCGCAATTCTGGCGTCGGAATTCTGACCAAGCGTACGCCCGCAGTTGACCTCGACATTCGTGACGAAAAGGTCGCACTCGAAGCGGAAGAAAAAGCGCGCAAGATCTTCGGTGACGCACCGCTGCGAATCGGTATGCCGCCGAAGCGCCTGCTCGTCTATCGCACCGAAACGCCGTTCCGCAAAATGCGCTCGAACCGCTATCAGGACGAGTGGGGCGAACTGCACCAGATCGAGATCCTTTGCGACGGCCAGCAGTTCGTCGCGTATCACATTCACCCCGACACCGGCAGGCCGTACATGTGGCCGTCCGAGAAGGTCGGAAAAGACTTCGAGGTGATCGAGGCCGGTGGTCCGCTGACCATCCCGGCGAACGAACTCACGATCATCACGGTCGAGCAATGTCAGGAACTCATCGACTGGTTCCACGAGCGCGCCGAACAGGAATCCGACTGGAAGGTGGTGAAGAAGCAGCGCAGCGGCAACCTGGCCGACATCGACATGGACGATCCGTTCATCGAAGACACGCAGGCCGTGGACATCAGCGAGACGGAATTGCGCTCGCGCCTGATGATGGTGCCGAACCCTGACGACTACGACACCTGGGTTCAGGTCGGCATGGCCCTGTATCACCAGTACGACGGCGGCGAGGATGGCCTTGAACTGTGGTCCGAGTGGTCCGAGACGGCCGACAACTTCGACCGCGATGCGCTCGAACGTCGCTGGGATGATTTCGGTATCGACGGCAAGAAGCGCGCACCGATCACGGCCCGCTTCATCCTGAAGCTGTCGAAAGAGGCTGCGGCCGAAGGCGCTGCTGCGCTGGCGGTGAAACTGCGCGACCAGTTCAGCGAAGCGAAAGACCTGGCGGCCTGGAACAAGGCCCGCGATGCTGCACGCGAAGCGGAGATCGACGGCCTCACGCGGTCGGCGCTGGCCTCGCTGGCGAAGGAACGCCTCGACATCATCAACGGCGGATCGAAGACGCCGCTGTCGGAAGTGAAGAAAGCCATCGCATACGCGCCGTCGAAGGGCGAAAAGATTCCAGGCTGGTGCGAGAACTGGGTCTACGACACGAGCGACGACCGCTTCTTCGACACCTCGCGCAATATCTCGACCACGAAGCAGGGCTTCGATGCGATGTTCGACCGCTACGCAATGACGAAGAAGGACATCTTGGACGGCAAGACCTCGCCGTCGAACTCGGCCTCGACCCTGGCGCTGAACAAGTACAAGATCAAGGTCGTGAACGGTCGCCGGTATGAGCCTGGTGCCGATCCGGTGTTCTATCGCGCTGACGGCATCTTCGCCAACACGTATGCGGCGCACGAGATCCCCGAACTGCCGGACGCGATGCTGCCCCGCGATAAAGCGGCCATCAAGCGCGTGAAGAACCATATTCGCCACCTGCTCGTGAAGCCGGAAGAACGCCGCATCCTGCTCGACTGGCTGTCGTGGGTAGTGCAGAACCCCGGCCGTCACGTCAACTGGTCGATCCTGCTGCAAGGCGTCGAGGGTGACGGCAAGTCGTTCTTCGCTTTCCTGATGCGGTCGGTCATGGGCGTGTCGAACGTCCAGATGCTCAACGCCCACATTCTCGAATCGTCGTTCACCGACTGGGTTGTCGGCCAGTGCCTCACCTGTATCGAAGAAGTCCGCCTCATCAACGCGAACAACAAGTACGAACTGCTGAACCGGATCAAGCCCTACATCACGAACGACGTGATCGAGGTCCACCCGAAAGGCAAGTCGCAGTACAACGCGGTGAACACCACGTCCTACCTGCTGTTCTCGAACTTCCGCGACGCGCTGCCGCTGGACGACGACGGCCGCCGATACTGCGTGCTGTTCAGCCAGTGGCAGCGGAAGGACAAACTCGACGAATTCAAGGACGAGAACCCCGACTACTACGAGGATCTGTACGGGACCATCGCGTCGTCGGCACCGGCTCTGCGGAAATGGCTGCTGGAGTGGGAACAGGATGAATCGTTCAAGCCGTACGGCGACGCGCCGAACACCGACGCGAAGAAGTACATGATCCGCCAGGCGCAGCCGCAGTTCATCCAAGATCTGCACGACCTGATCTCGGAACAGGCCGATCCGCTGATTTCGTTCGAGTTGCTGGACAGTGGCCGCCTGGCCGAAGTGCTGATGGACCGGGGCCTGGACGTTCCGGCGAATAAAGCGGTCGGTTCGATGCTGTCCCGCCACCGTTTCGAGAGCCTGGGTAAGATCCGCGTCGGCAGCGACTACCGGACCTACTACACCCGCGATGTCGAGCGGTTCCAGTCCACGTTCGGCGACGGCAGCATCACCATCGACAATGCGAAAGTGCGAAAATACATCGACGCGGCGAAAAAACTCGCCGATGATGACGACGAACTCTGATTTTCACGTTTCTCCGTTTGACCCGCCCTCGTGGCGGGTTTTTTTCGCTCGCAGATTCCCGCGAAACCGGGAACGACCCGAAAATCCCGAAAATTGCGACCATCGGCCACGGTCAGGCGCGGCTTAGAAAAAATTCTGAATCGCTGACGACCTTGAAAACCCCGATTATCGGGATCATTGGTTGCATTTTCCACAAGGAAACACCGTTTTTACCCCTTTTCTGATCTCTATGATCTCTATTTCCTTGATTCTGACTACGTGTAGCGAGAAAAAAATATAAAAAGAAGTTCTGGTAGAGAATACGAAAACCCCACTTTTCGGGATCATCGGTTGCGGCCGGGCAAATCCTGGCCGGAAAATGGCCCAAAAACGCCGCTTCGACTTGGTGCTATAGCGATTTCGATAAATTCTCGGGCATCGAGGCTCCACGGCCCCCCGAGGCCCTATCGCACCGGGGAGGGACCCATTGACCCATGCGGCCCGCTACGCCGTTTTCCGGCTGCGCGGCTACCACGCCATAGGCCGGGCATAGATCGCGCCTTGTATGCCCCTTCTCGCGCGTCCCAGGCCCATCAGCACAGCAGGGAACACCCCGATATGCGGCCATACAGCCATCAGGACATCAGGACATGAGGGGAAATAGGGCCATCCAGGGCAGCAGACAGGCCGCCACGCCACGACCACAGCGCAGCAGGTATGCGGACAGGCCGCCACCCCGGCCACCGGCACAGCGGGCCGCTATTCGGCTCGGCGTCCAGGCGGCTACACGGACAAGCGGGGATGCGGTCACACGTCCAGGCGCAGACACGCGGCCATGCGCGTACACGTACAAGGGCAAGCGCACATGCGAACGCACGTACACGCGCATACACGAGGGCGGGCACGCATGCAAGCGCCCATGCGCATACACGAGGGCCGGACAAGAAGGGGTGCGGGGAAGGCGGGCCGGACGGCCCAAAAGGAAAACCCGCCACGAGGGCGGGTCTGATTGAAGGGGTGCGGGGAAGGCGGGCTAGATCAGGGCTTTACCATTTCGCGCGCTTCGTCGTACAGCGCGCCAGCGTCGGCAATGTGGACATGAGGCAGCAGGGCGCGCAGCATGTCGCGCAGCGTGTCGGCGTTCTGCGGCGTCAGTCCCACGACTACCGCGCCATAACCGGCAGCATGCGCGGCGGCTTCATCCTCTGCGCACTGGTCAGGTTGAATCGTGATCGTGTCGAACTCCAGCCGCCCGCCGCCGTTCGTGCTGCGCATGGTCACGGTGTAGCGGGTCGGCTCGCTGACTGCGATCAAGCGGCGGCCCAGCTTCGCGGCTTCGTAGGGCGTGGCGTGCAGTGCGATCTTATGGCCGTGCGCGTTGCGCTGTCCCACGGTTTCACCGTCTTCCGCGTCGGCCTGGAAAGTGATCTTGACGCCGAGCGCGGACGCGCCGCCGCCTGTCGTGATAATCGGCTGTTGCACGGCCACCGGGAAGGCCGCAGTTTTATTGAATTGACGTTCGATTTTCATGGCTGTTTGCTCCAGGGTTGATTTAGTCGGGGCCGTTGTTATCCAGGGCGAAGCCGCACGCGAGCGAATGAAACACCGCTTGCCCGAACGCATCGGCAGCCGCACCATATCCCAGGCCGCTCGAAGGGTTAGCGCCTTTCACCTCTGCGCCGTACGACACGCGGAAACGCTTGTTTGCGAACTGTTCGACCTTCACCGGGAACTGATGCGGCACTGTCAATTCAATGCAGACAAGCGGCCCGGCCACCTCTTGACCGAACAGCACAGGCGGCGCGGCCTGCGGGCGGGTATCTTCGACGAACACATAATTTCCGCTTCCACCGAGCGCACCGGCCACGAGGTTATCAACAGGCCACCCCATTTTGCGGGACAGCAGTTCAGCGGCGGCGCGGTGTCGCGGCTCGCCGAAAGCGTAGTCTGTCATTTTGTCGCCGCTCAAGCTGGCGCGGTTGCCGTCGTTGTCCGTGGCGACGATGCACGCGGAACGGTGCGTGGTCGGTGGATAGTATTTCGTCGTGATGGCTTTTTTAACGTTCATGGCGTCGGGTCCTGTTAGATGGTTGCGGGGTTGCGGGCGGCACGGTTAGCGGTAAAGCGCGCATGGCGCACTTGTTCGAGCATGGCGGGCATGCCCTCTTGCATTTCATCGCCTTCAAAGCCGGACATGAATGATTCGGCGGTATCCAGGGCCGCGCCAGCGTCGGCCAGCGCGAAGCGATACAGGGCGGCCACGAGTTCGGCGGCGTCGTGTTCATAGTCCAGCACTTCAGGTTTTTCAACCTTCGCGGGGTCAAGGTCCGTTGCGCTTATCGACTCGTGCGGCACGTTCAGCGCGTTGAGCATTTCGGCTACGATTTCGACGGACGGCGCACCGACCCACAAAACGCGGTCGTCAGTTTTATCTGTGCTGCCGTCGAAGCCTACCGCAACGACTTCCACGACCACGGCGACGCGGGCGGCGGGCGCTGCGGGCGTGTCTTTTGTCCAGTCGCACGCACGCGCCACGGCATCGCAATAGCCGCGAGAAGTCGTTACCGCTTTGACGATAGGCGGCATGGGCTTACCCGACGACAGCGCCCACAAACGGCGATCAGTTGGACCGCGCCCGCGTGCGTTCACTTCGACCGCAAGGCCGATGATTTCGCCCGAGTCGTCCAGGGTGACTAAGTATTTTTTCCAATCGTGCTGATGGTGGAATTGCTTGCTCATGGCGTCGGGTCCTGTTAGATGGTTGCGGCCTTGCGGGCCTGGATGCGTGCAAAGCGGCGGTGCGTGTAGTGGTAAGAGTCCTGCAAGAGCGTGCGCCACATGTCAGCCTGCGAGCGATCGCCAAAAAGCGCGGTAGACCACTTTGCAGCAATGCGGGCGGCGCGGCGATGCTGGCGCGGGTTGTACTTGGTTGCGATCTGGCCCGACAGGCGCGACATGCGCATTTTGCGGGCGGCCTGGACTTGCGGCGTTGCGGTGGTTTTCATGTTCACCCCTTGACGGTGGTTTGTTTGATGAGCTTTAATTCTAATGACAAGGAAAAACCCTGTCAACAACAATTCAAAAGAAAACGCGAATACCCGCCACGCGGGCGGGTTCGGTGTTGCGTTTTAGCGGGTTAGATTTCTATGCCGTGCTTCGCTAGGCGTTGCTTTTGGAAGTCGTCAAAGGCGGCGCGTTCTTCGGGATCGGGGCGAGCCATCCAGGCAATAAGACCGCACGTCATGAGCAAGCCGACAGCCTGCGAGCCGAGGCCAGTGCCGCACAGGATAAGGCCGCCCACAAGGGCCACCAGCACCGCGACGAACTGCACGAGGATGCGCAGCAGGATAAGAGCCATAATCATACTGCGCACCCCCGGCCAAAGCTGAAAGCGGCGCGGGGCGTGCTGATGATCGGCGCGCCGGACGGCTCGCGCGGCGGCGATGCGTCGCGGGCCAGATACACGAAGAACGCAAGCCCGAGCGACAGCGGCGATGTTGGCGACTTGCGCCACGAGATAGCCTTAGCCATGTCGGCAAGGGCGCATTGCTGGCTGATGCGCAGCGCGTGCGGGTCGGCGGTAAAGTCGATCCCCTCAACCTTGACCATATGCGAACGAACAGCGGCGCGACGTGCTGCGCCTTCCAGGGTGCGGAACTTCTTGAGCGGGTTATTTTTGCACATGGCCTTATTCCTCAATGATGATGATTACATCAGCGCCGCCGATCTCGCGGGCGCGCTCCAGGGCCGCACGGCGCAACAGCGGCGGATATTCATTGTTGACGCGGTAGCCCTGCGCCCACTTGAAACCGGGCTTGCCGTTACGCGGCGCACCAACTTCCATTTGCATAGGGGTCATCGTGACCACGGCGGGCAGTGCTTCGGCAATCTGCCGCACGAGCACATAAAGCGCGTTGTAGTCATCGCCTTCCGGCGCACGCTCGGCGGCGTTGATCGCGTCATCTGCTGCGCGGGCTTTCGCCACCAGTGCGGCGACGGTCTGCAAGGTCTTGCGGCTCATTTACGGTTTCCCCGTTCTTCAATTTCGGTTGCCAGATCGCGCACGCGGTCACGGTCGCCGCGCAAGGGCGAGCCGTACATAACCCGCATGAGGGCGTCTTTATCGTTGTTCGTCGTGGCGGCATGATCGCGGGCCGCGCTGTATTCGTCGGCAGCAATCGCAATGCCGTTTGCCAGATCGCGCAGCGCAGCGCCGAGCATGGGCACGTACCGCGAACCATTCCAGGCTTCCAGGCGGCCACGGTGCGGGCGGTGCTGATCGTCGATACTGCGCCGGGCCTGCTGCATCGCGTCGGCGTCGTCGGTCGCGCCTATCATGATCCAGCCAAAGCGGCCTTTGTAGCGGTACGACTTCAGGCCAGCGGCGGCCATCGGGCGATCATGCGGCGCGAGCGTTACGGGCTTGTTTGCGGTATCGGCAGCGGCGGCCAGCTTGCGCCGGGCGGCGTGCGGTTTGCCCCACAGGCCGCGCCCGCTCGACGTGCAGCAGATTTGACCATTCAGGCGGCCACAGGTCGGGCAGATAACGGACGTTGCGCCGCCGGTTTTGTTGGTGGTGTCGCTCATTTCGTCACCTCATCCAAGACCAGCGAGAAGCCGCGCGACGCGAAGTAAGGCAGCGCATCAAAAGGCGTTGCGAAGTGGCGGCCCGCCGTGCCGTCGATAAAGCTAGTCCAGGGTTGCGAGCGGTCCCACTCGGGCGCGTACGTGATGCGGGCGCGGCTGCATTTGCTGCGGAACGTTTGCCCCGGCTTGTAATCCATCGTCAGGCCGCGCAGGCGCAGCAGTTCGGACAGGTCGAAGTATCCGCCGCTGCCCGCGCTCGGCGGCGTGTCGGGCTTTTCAGCGTCGCCGACTTGGTACACGTAGCGGCGGCCGTCGTCAGCGTTGCAGCGCCAAACCGGGCGGGCGATCTCGCCGCGCTTCGCCATGCCGCAGAATTCCCAGCGGGCCAGATTCGGCGCGGCCTGCGGGCCGATGTCCGCGACGTGCTGCACGCGGTCAGCCTCAAGCAAAGTTGCAGCGGCGGCCATGTCTTCAGTTTTGATGATTGCGCCGCTGTTCACCTCTTTTTTGTACAGCCGCCACGCTTCGTTAATGATCGCAGTAAAGCGCGCCTTGCGGCCACTCGTGGCGCGGGCAGCGGTCAAGCAACGGTCATACAGGCGGCCATCGCTGACGGCGGAAAGGTAAAGATCATCGGCGCTTACGTAGTTTTGATTCACGGTGTTCCCCTTGATGGTGGATTATTTGATAAACGATATAAACGGTTTAGAGATCGCGTTTGCGGTCCACTTCCGCATGGTCATAATCGACCTTGCAGACTTCGCGGAAATAGATAGTAGGGTGTCCGCCATCGTGCGCCGGGAACAGGTCCGGGCGCTGTGCGTGCATCGCGTCGCGCATGGCGTAAGACCATGCATCGCTGCCCCACGTCGTACCAGACACGCCGATAAGTTTTTGCCCGGTGTCGGTGCGGGTCAGTTCGGCGCGAAACTCGCCACCGTTGCGCCCGTACCAAGTGCGCGCAGTGATGCGGTATTCAATGACGGCGGCAACGTCGGCCAGTGCTGCGCGGGCGATCTCTTGATACATGGCGGGCGAGTGTTCCGCCTTGCTTGCAATGCGTTGCAGCGCATCGCGCATGATGTCGTGTTTAACGCGGTTCATTATTTGACCCCCTGAATAACGCGGGTATTGTCCATGCTGATCGTCGGCAGCGCGTCGAGCGGCACGAAGGCAAGCCACGGATTAGCGATCATTACAGCATCGTGCGCCAGTACAAGCGCGTGCCCGGTATGCGGCCACGGAATGATTTCAAACGATGCTAGGCGGCCTTCGCAGCAGCGATTTTCTGCGGCTTTGCGAACGGCGGCGAGAGGTTCAGCGCACAGGGCAAAACCTTTGCTAACGAAAGTTGCGAAAGTCTGGTCAATGGTCGGGCAGTTGCGCGCGGCCAGATAAAAGAAACGCTGCGGGAAATTGTGATAGGTCCGGTGGATTTCGCGGCGGCTTTGCGGGGTGTTCTGGCGGTATTCGTGGGACATGCCGACGAACGCGAATTCAGAGAACAGGGCGGACAGGTCCGGCACAATGCCGAACAGGGATTTTTTAATACTTTCAGCGTCTAAGGGTTTCAACATGATGAGCCTTTACAGGGTGAAGAGGTTGTATAACGCCACCGCCGCGACGACCGAACCAGCGGCGGCCATCAGTGGGGCGACAAAATCAGCGATGCGGAAAAGAGTGTTCATGCGATGCAGTATAAATGACAGGGATTTTCCTTGTCAACACCTTTTCACATTAACCGATCCACACGAACAGGGACGGCGCGCCGTATTCGACATAGGCGCGTTTCGTGTCGTCCCACTTCGACCGGCGCGAGCCTTCGCTAATCGTGATCTTCAGCGCATAGCCGCGCTTCTCGTGCGTCTCGCGGAACGCATCATTGACGAACATTTCAGCAGCGCCCCGGCTAACCTGCACGCCCGCGCTAAACGCGCCGGGCATGTAGTGTTCAGGGTCGGCGGGTAGCATGCCATCACAGGCCGCATGGATGCGGAAATGCGCGCGGGCGCGGCACGAGCGCAACAGCTTGAGGGCTTCGGCCTTCGTCGTCGTCAGGTGTACTTTCCGGTTGTCGGCGCTGGTCATGGTGCGCCCTTATTCATCAGCGCGGCGGCAGCGTTGGCGCGGGCCTGTTCGGCGTCAAGGGCGCGGGCGTTCTCTTCGTCGGGCGTGCCGCGCTGCTGCGCTTCCAGGGCGGCGCGGGCCTCTTCGGGGAACATGGTGTAATCGGTCCAGTTGCCGGACGCCGCGAGCGATTCCGCAAGGCGCTTTGCGGTGCGCAGGTCGTCGCGGTAGTCGAGTTCGCCGCCTGCAATGTCGTCATCATGTCGGGCGCAGATGGTGTAATCGCCTGCGGGCGTCTTCTCGACTTTCATCCAGTAGCCCGGCGTCCCGGTCGGGAAGTGGTGAACCCATCCTAATTCGTCGCGTTCCTTTTCCCATTTCTGCGCGGCGGGTTCGCCGTTGAATTCGCGCATGGCATCGGCCACGCCATCGCCGCGCAGTATCGCGGCGGCTTCACTCATGGTAGGCACGTTGCGACCGTTCAGCCGTGCCGGGAAGGAAACCACGCATTGTTTATTGAGGAAGTAGCCGATAGCGGTACGGCGGCCTTTATTCTTGCCGAGGCCGAGCGACGGCAGACCGTCCACGAAATAGGAAGCGATGTAAGCGACATTGTGCATTTGTTCACCCTTGAATGAGGTTGTTTGAAGTGCTGCGGACTCAAATATAAGCGACAAGGAAAAACCCTGTCAATGCTTTTCTAGCCGAACAGTGTGCGGCCCGCCATCCAGGGCACGCCGACACCACCGGCAGCAGGCCGCCCGGCCATGCTCCAGGCTCGCCGCCATCCAGGGCAGCGGCCACCCCTTCCCGCCCCGATCCAGGCCGACGCCGGCCCGATCCGCCTGATGCCGCGACACCTCGGCTTTTGCGCTATAGGCAAGTACCTGAAAGGTCCAGCCGGTACGCGCCTTCAGGTACTCGACAGCGACAGCACTCACCAGGCTTTCCGGCTTACTTCGGCACCCTGGCCGGTTCCCTGAAAACGAATCAGTTTTAGCCAGGCCACCCCCTACCCTGCCTTGCTTGCTTCGCAACGTCAGCCTGTCCCGCAAAAACCAAACCGACTCAACAATTTAGTTGACAGGGGTTTTCCTTGTCGCCATAATCCACATTACTGCACTATTCATTGAATAACCAAACAAGGGAGCACCACATGAACAAACGCGCCACCGAAACCGTAGCAAAAGCACTCACCGCAGCCATGTCGCCCGAGCCTGAAGTCGCACAACCGCAGCGTGCTCGCAGCGCATCGTTCGCATCGGTCGTCGCCGATCTGAAGGTGAACGGAGATCCGGCCGCGAAGGTGATGCGCATCGACAGCGGCATGACATTGGAAGAGTTCAACACCGCACGCCCGACGCTCAGCGAGAAACTGCGCAACACCGCACAGTCGTCGGTCAGCCAGGCGAAGCGCCGCCTCGGTGCCGGTGCCGACTTCAGCATCGAGATCTCGGACCTCACCGCGAAGTCCGGCCTGCACCTGATCGCGCTCGTCTCGCGCCTGGCCTAAAAGGAACCATCATGAAAACCTTCAACTCTGTAGTGCAGCAACGCGGCGCAGTCGCCTTCCCTGAATTCACTGGCGAGCGTGTCTACATGCGCGAGTTCCGCAAAGCCGATGACCTGCCGTTCGACCTGGCCCGCTGGCAACCGACCGTTGACGCAATGCTCGATGGTGTGACCGCCGATGGCCCGCTGTACCTGATGATCGACCAGGGCGTTGTGCGCGGCGGTGTCTCGCATCGTCGCCCCGGTGTCCACATCGACGGCTACTGGAATCCGGCAGTGCGTACGCACGGCGGCACTGGTGGGCATATCGGCAAGTCGGCGCACGGCGGCGGTCGTCATGTGAGTGGCGCGGATACCTGGGCCGATTCCGACTACATCGAACGCGAAGGCATCCTGCTCGCGTCGAGCGTGCAAGCGGCGCGTGCGTTCGATGGCTCGTTCGTCGGTCAGCCTGGCGTCGGCGGCGACTGCACGCACATCGACCTGTCCGGCCTGCGTGAGATCCCCATGTTGTCGGGCTATGCGTATGCCGGTAACGTGACCATGCTGCACGAGAGCGTGCCGATGGCGTTCGATTGCGAGCGCACCCTGGTCCGCATCAACGTGCCCGGCTGGAGCGTGTGACCATGATGCTCCAGGCCCTCGCCGACATCTGCCTGATGGGCGCAGGTGTGATTCTCGGCCGCGCCATCCAGCGACACATCGACGCCGCAAAGAAGAAGCTCGGCAAGCCCGAGCCGCAGGAAAGCTCGATGGTCGTCCACACCGACGAACTGACCGGCCATGTTCACTTCAAGGGCGTGATCCTGGCGAGCGACTTCCATGACGCCATGAATACCATGAGCGTATCGGAGCGCAAGTACGTGGCGATGAAGCACACCGAAATGCTGCACATCATGACGGCGCTGCTTGCCATCTTCAAACACCTGCCGCGCCGGGAGAAGAAGTAATGCTGAAGACCCGCAGCACGCAACACAAGGTCAATCAGGACTGCTACGCAATCGTGATGAAGACGCTGATCGCATGGCCGTCCGACTGCTACAAGCTGGAGAAGAAAAGCGGCCTGGCGCTGACCACGGTGCAAGACCTGATGCGCTGCTTCCACCGCAAAGGGGTCGTGTTCATCGCAGGCTGGAACAAGGACACAATGGGTCGTGCGACGACGCCGATCTTCGCGTTGAAGCTGAAGGCCACCGACACGGACGTGCCTCGCCCGAAGCTGACACCGGCTCAACGGCAGGCGCGATACAAGGCAAAGAAACTGAAGGAAAAGGAGCAATCATGCGCACCCGTACCGCAGTCATCATCGCAGTCGTAGTCACCTTCGTTCTCACCTTCTGGCTGTTCCTGGCGCTCGACGCTTTGCTGAAGGGGTACGACGACTCGCATCTTCGATTCCTCGTCATGGCCGCCTACCTGCTCGTCGCATCGCTGCTCGGCCATCGCGTCAACTTTTTGCCCTGGTAAGGAGAACCAACATGAAACTGAAACCTAAATACCCGATGACCATCGCCGCCGTCAACGTGGCGGTCCAAGCACTAAGCGGTGCCATCGAGATCGCCAAAGCCGAAGGCATCGACACCCGCATGTACGAGGCAAAGCGCGACTGGCTGCTGACCGAACTGCGCCTGCTCGAAGACATGGTGGTCAATGCTGGCACCGGCCAGGTAATCCCGGTCGAGATCGCAAAGGTGCTGGCAGACATGGGCGACTTCCATCGCTTCGTCGCCCGCAAGGTGCGCGACAACGAACCATTCGAGCCGCAGATCAATGACGAGGCGAAAGCGTGCCGCAACCTGGCCCGCAACGGTGTCCTCGAACACGACACGTCGAAGGACCGCTACACCGTCGTCGAGGCGTTCCGGCCGCACCTGGGAGACGAGGAATGAACGAGAACCTGAAGCAGATTATCGACGACATGATGGACAAGCCGAGCGAGCGCGAACTGGAATTGGCGGAACTGTTCAATCCTGAAACGCCGCTCGACATCGACAAGGCGAAGCGCCTGTACTACCGCCTTCGCCCGCTTCAGTTGGCGTTCGTCCGCGATGTCGCAAGGGATGGATTCGTCGAGCCGTGCCGCTTCGGCAGGAACCCGATGCACGAAATGCTGCAAGAACGTGCGGCGGACCAGCTTGTGCGCATGGGTGTCTTCTTCAAGCGCGGCGAGAAGCGTTATGCCCGCTACGAGTTCACGCAGCGCATCAAGGACTTCAACGTGCAGTATCCGAGCGCGAGGGCATTCCAATGAGCCTGAGCGATGAATACCGCGTCGTAGCGGCGCGTGCCGACCTGCTGGCGAAGCCGCAGAACCCGCCGACCGGCAAGGTGCATGCGCTGATGCGCGACGCCGACGCCACGATCTGCGGAAAGGTCGAAGCCCTGGACGTGGTGTACCTGAAGCACGACATGCCCGGCCACAGCTTCATCGTGACGTGCCCCGACTGCCTGAAGGCCCTGAAGAAAGAACGCCAGCGCCGCAGCCGCGATGGCACAGCACGCTATCAGCAGCGCCAGGCAGAAGTACGCGAGGCATTCAAGCGCGACGACGAGTGTGAGGTCAGCATCGACGGTGTGCCGGTCAGTGGCGAAGAACGCGAGGTGCTGATTATCGCGCTGCGCATGTACATCGACGGCCCGGCCGGTGAAGTCGGGTCGAACGAGATCGCCGAGTCGATGATGGCGCGCATAGCAGGTGAAGCATGAGCAAGCGGATCAGTGCGGTCCAGGGGAGCATCCTGGCGTCGATGCGCAGCGGCTACAAGCTGCGCTACATGTTCGGCTACGACTCGTACTGCTACCTGACCACGCCGGGCCATCCGAAGGTCACGACGAGCGCGCTGTCGCTGGAGTGCAAGGGCATGATCCGCCGCGTGAAGGTGAAGGCGAACGGCTGCGAGTTCGAGATCGTGGAGCAACCGGCATGAACTTCGACCTGATCCGGCCGTGTCCGAAGTGCCCGTTCCGAACCGACGTGACGCCGTACCTGCGCACCGACCGCGTGGCCGAGATCTGCGACAGCATGGTCAACGAGGACAGCACGTTCGCATGCCACAAGACCACGCAGTTCGACGATGAGGGTGAGTGCATACCATCGAGCAAGGAACAGCACTGCGCAGGCGCGACGATCATGCTGGAGAAGATCGAGCAACCGAACCAGGCTATGCGGATATGGGAGCGCATGGGATGGTACGACAGAACGAAGCTGGACATGAGCGCCCCGGTGTACGACTCGCCGGAAGACATGATCGCGGCCTACGATAAACATAACAGGGGATGACCATGAACTTCCTGAAAGTGGCACTGCGCGAAGCGATGCGCGCCGAAGACACGAGCCAGGTGGCACCGCGAGCAATCGTCCACCTCGTCAAGCCGCCGCAGATCGCCGTCATCGAAGGCGTGATGACCGGCCGCATTCCGATGAAGTCGCTGTGCGGTGAAGTGGAAATGATGGACATGGAGCGCGTCGCATCGGATCGCGTGGTGTCGTGCGCAGCCTGCATTTCTGCTGCACGGAAAATCCGCGAGACGGCCGCCCACAGTGCCAGTGTGAGTCAAGCAGTAAGCACCGCATTGCGGTGTGTCAGTGAGCCAGCCTATCCAGGCTTCGAGCGCCGCACGCGGCCTCGCTTTATCGAAGCATCAATTCTTAACGGAGAAGACAACATGAAGACCTACAGGAACGTAACGCAGAAGGGCGGCACGTCGGTGCATGCCTTGTTCGATGGCGACACCGCGACCGCGTGCGGCGCGCTCAACTACGGCGAGGTGCATGACGCGGAAAGCGGTAAGGCCGTGTCCTGCGACGCCTGCATGAAGGCCCTGGTGAGCCGCAACCGCGCCAGCGACCACCGCATGCCGATGCCGCAGCCGGTCCTGCATCACAACTTCAGCACGCATCAGGCGTCGTGGCGTGCAGCCATCAACGTCGCAATCGCGGTCGAGAAAGACCCTGACCAGCGCGCTTACTGGGAGCATGAACTGGCCGCCTTCGACCTGGCCTACAGCACGTTCGATCACAGCCTGGCGTCCGGCCGTGACGACATGCCCAAGGTGATCCACCACGGCGGCCCGGTGCGGAGCACTCCAATCAATTCCATCAAGATCCTCGCGTACGGCCAGGATGGTCGCGTCGTGCGAAGCGGCACTCGCTCGACCCGCAAGCCTCTGCGCGACTTCGAGATCCTGATGAACACCCCAGCGCAGCACATGAACGCGGACATCGCCATGCGCGACGTGCGGGACATCATCGACAACTGCGAATCGCGCATGGTCGGTGACGGCAGCGGCGACCGCGAATACGTCCTCTCGCAGAACGACATCGACAAGCTGCGCGGCCTGCGCGACGCCTTCATCGCTGAGTCGATCATCGCCGCGCAGCGGTTCGTCAACGATGCCGATCTGCTGGACAAGCTGCGCCGCATGTGTGGCTACGTCGAGAACGGCAGCAGCGAGTACATCACCATCGGCCAGGACGATGCGACGACTGAGTGGGGCCTGCAAGTCGGCGACAGCCACGCTCGCAGCACCGGCAAGGCTCGCCGTTACAGCGGGACCAGCTTCCACCGCGTCATCTTCGTCGCGGCCGAGAAGGAACTGGCCGCCGAAGAACCGCAGGCTGACATGATCCCGCACTTCGACCACAAGGGCGACCTGCCGCCAGTGAAGGGTGACGGAAAGTGATTCGCTCGATCTACCCTGCACCAGCGTTCGCGGCGGCCATCCCGACTGCCGCGTTCATCCCGCCGATCACCGATCCGCTCGGCCGCCACTGGGACCAGCCGAAGGACATGTGCGACGTGGAGTTCGACGACACGCATGTCCTGCTGACACAAGCGCAGTTCGACGGCCTCGCGGACTACTCCCGCAGCCAGCCGAGCGGCGTCTACCCCGGCAAGTGCTGGAAGATCCGCCAGTGCGAGACGGTCGTGATCGACGGCATGAAGCGGCTGCGCTTCACCGACAAATGGAGCCTGTGCTGGTTCGGCAAAGACGAGACGTGGCCGAAATACTGCACCAACAACTACCGCGAAATTATCATCACCTGAAGGAAGACCATGAGCTACATCGACACCGTTTTTAAACGCACCGACCCGCGCGCAACCATTCCGTTCTACGCGACCGCAGGCGCAGGCTGCTTCGACATTTTCCCGCTCGAAGACTTCAAGCTGGAGTACGGCCACCCGCAAGTCATCGACACCGGATTGGCCTTCGAGATCCCGCCCGGCTACGTCATGTTCGTGTTCTCTCGCAGCGGCCACGGCTTCAAGTACGACGTGTGCCTGGCGAACGGCACCGGCATCATCGACAGCGACTACCGCGACAGCGTGAAGCTGAAGCTGCGCATGGACGAGAACCACGGCCATCTCGACTTCCCGAAGAACAAGGCAGTCGCACAGGCGATCATCATCCCTTTCCCGATGGTGCGTTTCATCGAGCGCAATGTGTTGAACGCGACGGCGCGCGGCACTGGCGGCTTCGGTAGCACCGACCAGGCGGCACCGGCCGTCGAATCGGCACAGCTTGCAGCGAAGCGCGAAGAAATGACACGCCTGCTGAACCGCGTGAAGGACCGCTTCGGAGTGCCGACTGCGAAGGAGATCATTCGCCGGTACGGTAAGGGTAAGTTTATCGCCGACATTCAGCCCACGGAGTTCGATGCGGTGATTGGCGTGTGCCGCCGCGAAATGGGCACCGACGTGCCGCAGGCCATCGAGCAATCGGAACGCCTGCGCGTTGAACTCGGCGTGCAGCAGATCGGTCAGCCGGTCCCGCAGATCCTCGCACCGTTCGTCGGCCTGCCGTTCCTGTCGCCGTCCAGCGACGAGCGGGCCTTTGACGAGTGCCCCTGCCCGAACGTTCGCATCGAGAACGACAGCGACAACGGCGGCGCGTTTTGCGCTGGCGACTGCCCTGACACCCCCGCTGGAGAATGACATGAACATGAATCCGAAAACCGTACTGATGATCGGCGGCCCCGCTGACGGCCAGCGTTTCCTGCTCGACGCGCGTACCCGCGACTTCACCTATCTTGAAACCACGACGCCCGAGCACAAGGGGAAAGAGTTCTGCTACGCGGTCGGCATCCTGACCGGCGCGTTTGGAGCGCAGCACCACATCGGCGTGCGTGACCTGAACCGCTGCGCGATCCTCGACCTGCTGACGGCCTACCACCGCCCGTATGCCGACGAGAGCGACGAGCGTGAAGCAGCGAACGAGCACATCGTCACGATCCTCGGTGGACCTGGCGATGGCATGCGCACGCTCGCTGCGCCTGAAGACGTGCAGGTCACGCCACCGCTGCGCCGCGAGGCCGATCAGCCGGTGCCGGTCTACGCCGTGGTGCCGCTCGTCGGCAAGAGCCAGCGGGCGTTCCGCGTCGCCGTGCTCGATGAGGTCACGGTCGATCCGATTGCCCTGCTTGTCGAGGGCTACCGCAAGCCGATGCCCGAGCCGTGCAAGTTCTGCGGCGGCCTGGTCGAAGATCCGTGCGAGACGCCACCGCCCGACATCTGCGAGAAGGCCCTGGCGGCGCGGAAGGTGCGGACATGAAGCGCGCAATCATCCAGATCGCAGCCACGGCCAGGCCGGACGGTGACGCCGATCTATACGCACTGTGCAACGACGGAACGCTGTGGGGCCTGACCTCGGGATGGACGGAAATGCCGCCGATTCCGCAGGACGAATCGCAGGACCCGCTGTCGAAGCAGACCGCCCGCAACATGGACCTCAGCGAGAAGTTGCGAGAAGCAGAGCACAAGCTGTACCGCCTCACCGATCTTGCGAGCGAGATCACCGGCTACAGCGGACAGAACCGATGGGCGGACGCGCACCGCACCATCGGCGATAAGATGACGGAGATCCTTGAGATCGAGAACAAATAATCCGTCAACCAGTACCACGATAACGAAGGGAATAAGAAAGCATGATCGCAAACATCATCGGCCGCGTGCTGCGCAAGCCCGCTATCCGTGAACGCCTACTCGCAATCGCAAAGCGCACGCCCGACGCGCACATCATGTCGCCGGACGGAAGCCAGGTCTACATGTATCGCTACTGGCTGTTCAACCAGATCGACCCGAGGACCTACAAGCGCAAGTACCGCATGATCCCGTTCTCGATCCGCATCCACCACATCGTCATGCCTGATCCTGATCGTCACCTGCACGACCATCCGTTCAAAGCGCGTACGTGGATCATGCGCGGCGGCTACGACGAAGTGCGCAGCGTGACCATCGTGAACGCACTCGATCCCTGGTGGACCGAACGTCAGATGGTCGAGCAACACTACCTGCCGGGCGACAGTGCGGCACTGGGCCACGACCAGTTCCACAAGATCACGAGGCTGCACGGCGGCGAGGCGCTGACGTTCTTCGTGTTCGGCCGCTACCTCGGGCCGTGGGGCTTCCTCGTTGAAGGGTCGAAGATGCTGCACCGCGACTACGTGCGCACCTTCAAGTCGAAGCGCCGCGAGCCGACGAAGTGCCTGGCCGTGCAGCACAGCGATCAGATGACGTGCGAGAAGTGCGATCTGCGATGGGACATGAACGATCCCGAACGGCCGATGTGCAAGCGGCGCGGCTCGGATCATTCAGGGGCCTAGCCATGAGCGACAAGAAGCAAGTCCTGAACTACGACTCGCCCGCGTCGCTCGAAACCATCGAGAAGATCCTGGCGTTCCTCATGGGGCGACCGCTTCACGGCGCGACGCAACAGGACATCGCTGACATGATCCCGGCAAGCCTGCAAACGGCCAACCGCTTCGTGCAGCATTTGCTGGTGAAGGGTGAGATCCACACCGCAATCAAAGCGCAGTCGCAGGGACGCAATTCCCCGGCTGTCTACAAGTACGGCCCGCCCATCGTGACGCGCTTTTCGGGAAGGCAGTACAACGACCTGCCGCTGAGTTTCTTCGGCGGCGTTGAACGACGTAAAAAGAAGAGGATGAAGATGAACATGAACGATGTGAAAACCGATCTCGCAGGTGCGACACAAGACGCGAGTAAGATGACGGACTGGATCAGCGGACAAGACCCCGTTGTTCCTGGCCCCTACCAGTGCAAACTTCTCAGCACGCTCGTCGAAGCCGAGAAGACGCACATGCGCTGGTTCGATGGCCTGCGCTGGTCCTGGCCGCTGCAACCGCAGCACGAGCGTGAAGACGGATTCAAGAAGCCCGAAGACGCGCACTTCATGCCGGACGCGCTGCCGCAGAACATCGCGTGGCGCGGCTTCCTCGAAGACCAGGAACCGCTGTAAAAAGATTGGCAGGGTTCGTCCCTGCCGTTATACTTTCAATGCTTCAACTTAACCGGAAAGAGACATGACCAAACAGACCAAAGCCAGCGTTAAAGGACTGGCGAACATCGGCGCACTGCTGGATCGCGGCGTACCGGCAGCACCGGCCACGGCACCGAAGCGTGAGCGCCGTGACACGAGCCAGATCTTCCAGCGCACACGCGAGAAGATCTATGCGGCCATCCCGCTCGGCGCGAACCTCGACCCGAAGCACAAGGCGCTGATCGAGACGTACCTGAAGGGGGCCATCGGTGAAGCCTACAACTGCGGCCATGCCGACGCGCTCGAACAGAACAGCGCCGTCGAATCGCTGCTCGACAAGCAATACGAGGCCCGCACGAAGCTGACGCTTCCCACCGCCGTCGCCGCCATCATGGAACAGCGCGGACTTGCGACGATGACCCTGGATCTCGAACAGGTCGCCACCGTATTCGAGCGCCAGCACATCGACTTCAGCGTAGCCATCGTTGACGAATCCACGAGCATCGTTGACTACCGCCTGACCCCCATCGGCGAGATCTAGCCATGCGCGCCGAACTGATCCCGCTCACCATCAGCGCCGTTCTGTTCATCGTCGCAATCATCTGCCTGGCCCTGCTAGTCGATTACTATATCGCCCGCATGTGGCCGATCAACGAGGACACCGTGAAATGAAAGTCATCGCCTGGATCATCGAACCGATGGCCGCAGACAAGCCGCCGTACCTGACACTGAATCCTGAAGTGGCCGACAAGCGCCGCAGCAAGGGCGACTTCGTGACCGAGTACGTGTCGAAGAAAACCCCCACCACCCAAACCGAGGATGACGAACTTTGAAAGTCTCGAAACTCATTAAGGCGTTCACGCCTTTCACCAGCACCGCCGCACTATTCGATTGGTGCGGGCGCGCTGCGCGCAATCCCGACAAGACGGCCCCGGTCATCGAACTCTTCATCGCCCGCGATCCCGGCGAAAGCGAATGGACGAACCTCGGCCTGATCGAGCCGCTGGAGAAAGGCAGCTACGTCCACGATCTCGACGGAACGGCCCGCGTGCTGAAGTTCCAGTTCAGCGAGCGCAAGCTGCCCGCCTCGGTGCGCGACGAGGAAGTGAACAAGCGTTACCGCGAACTGACCGAGAAGGAAGGCCGCGCGCTCAACAAGAAAGAATTCGCACAGTTGCGCGAGGACGTTGAGATCTCGCTGCTGCCGAAGGCGTTCATCACGCGCAAGATCGTGCCGGTGCTCGTGTTCAAGGATCGCGTGCTGGTCTGCTCGTCGAGCGCCACGCAGGTCGAGCGCGTGCTGGTCCAGATGGCGCGCCTGGCCGACGCCCGCAAGGTTGACTGGCAGTTCGGTGAGATCCCGACCGGCAGCACGCCGGGCTACCTGCTGGGCCAGATCGCACGCGAGGGCCTGGTCTACACCGACGACGAAGACTCGACCAAGCTGGAAGCCGGTGAAGCCGCCGTGTTCAAGGGCGAGGACAAGCGCGCGATCCGCGTGAAGGACCGCGACCTGGCAAGCGAAGAGATCCAGAAGATCTCGACCAGCGGCAGCTACAGCGCGACCGAACTGGCGCTGCGCCTGCGCGTGATCGACGAAGAGACGGCCGCGTTCACGCTGACCGACAAGCTGGTATTCAAGGCGATCAAGCTGTCCGACATCACGGTCAGCGGCATCGGCGACGACGTGGACGATCTGCACGCGACGTACTGGCTGTACGCCACCACGCTCAACACCATCCTGGCGAATGTGCTCTACGCGCTCCAGGCCGACGCTGACGAGACGAGCGATGACGACGACCTCTGACGACACGCCGGTCACGTCCAATCGCGGCAAGTCGCGCATGCCGCTGGACAGGACCGCGCAGGAACAGATCAAGGTGCTCGTGGCGAAGTTCATCGCGTACCGGCCGGGCGACTCGTTCTTCATCGCTGGCGTGCAGCCTGCCGACGTGGAGTTCATGCGCCGCCCGGCGCTCGCCGCTGGCGTGGGGATCACGATCCGCCGCGTCGAAATGGACGAGATCTACCAGCAGGCGGGCGTGCGTATCTGGCGCGAGGCAGGCGCGTATGACGACCTGTGACGAACGCACGCCGGAAGAACAGATCGCCAGCCTGAAGCGCGCGCTCGATGCAGCGGTCGAACATGCGCAAGCCTATCGCGGCCTGTTCTTCGACCAGCAGGATCAGAACGACACACTGCGCGCCGAACTGGCCGCAAACCGAAGCATCAGGCAGCGCCAACGACAGATCATCGCCGACCTCGAAAAGCGTCTCGGAATAGACGATGAGTTGTAAAAACAGTTGACAGGGAATTTCCGTGTCGAATATTATTCACCTCAGCAGTACCCTATCTTCAATAACGTAAAAGGAAACGCCGAATGGCTACCGCAGCAAAAACCAAAACTACCGCCACCAAGACCACCGCAGCACCGAAGCGCGGCAACAAGCCAGAACTGAAAGCCGCCGCGAAGAAGGCACCGGCAAAACGCAAGGACACCCTGACCGCCCTGGCCGACGCCACCGTCAAGAAGAATGCCGCAGCGAAGAAGACCGTCAGCGCGCCGTCGAAAGTGAGCGCCGAGACGATGATGCCCGAGCACGTCGTCAAGAACCTGAAGGGCCTGCGCGCCGCGATGGACAAGTACCCGAACGCCACCGGCTACAGCGTCGATTTCAAGTTCGGCATCAGTATCGTCAACCTGCTGAACACGCGCGGCCGGACGCTCGCGCAAGTCAAGCTGATCCCGAAGAAGTAAAGTAGCAAAGCCGGTCGCCGCGTGCGGCCGGTTCTCATTTAACGGAACGAACAATGACCAAGACAATTCGCGTAACGATCACGCGCGACGAAATGATCGGCCCGAAGAATCCCGGCCGCAACCTCTTTATCGCGGGCGTCGCGGTAAGGGAAAAGCTGTTCATGGCGGGCGTGCCGGTACTCGGCATTGACGGCATCCTCGCTGTCGAACGCGGCAAGCTGACCATCGAGCACGAGGACGGCCTGAACGGCGATGAGTGGATCTTCACGTTCGTCGGCGAACCTGTGATGCCGGAAGTCTTCAGAGAGGTGCGCGGCCGTGGCAAGATCCGCCCTTCGCTGCTCGAACCCCTGGCCGCCATCGAAGCCGACCTGCGCAAGAAACTGGCCGAGGACGACGAGCTATGATCCCCGCCGCCCACATCACCTTCTTCGACGCAATGACCGGCGTGCCTGCGCTTCTGTGGTACTCCGACATCATCGCAATCGAGTGGCTTCCCGCAGACTACAAGCCGAACATCGAGCGTGCGCGCATCAGCGGTAAGAACGGATCGACCATGATCCTGTTCGTCAGCCTGAACGACGGCCGGGACATTCGCAAATGGATGACGGATAACGGTGCAGCGAGCATCAAGGTCGGCGGCGAAGTGCTCGACGTGCCGGTGTTCCTGGCGCAGCAGAACGGCAGCAAGATCAAGTTCATCGAGAAGCGCGGATCGGGGCGTGACCGCCGCAAGAGCAACACCGAATTCGTAGGTAAGGATCGCCGCAAGGCAGACCGCAGGACAAGGGGAGCGAAATGAACCGCAACGAAGAAATGACACGCGCGGCGGCGAAGCTGATCGGCCGTGACCTCACCGGCTACCGCTGGGACGACAAGGCGCTGGGAATGGGCGGCCCCTGGATCGGTGGCGATAATTACGACGAGCGCGAGGTGTTCGCACCACTGGCCGATCCGTGCGACGCATTCATGGTCGAAGCTACGCTGATGATGAACGTGAACTACCGCTTCAACGGCACCGACGTGCAGATCGCCGTGAACTCGTCGAAGAAGGACGCGGCGAGTGGCGCGCTGTACGTTGCGATGTCGCCCATCGACGACGCTGACAGACTGCTCGCAGAACGCATGCGCGCCATCGTCGAATTCGCATGGATGATCGCGGTATGCCAAAAGGTGTGATGATGGCCGACACGAAGAAGCCGCTGCGCAACGTCGAATTGCCGCTGGAGACTGCGATGTCGGTCCTGAACGGCGTGCCGGTGCATACCGGGCGCGCGATGGGCATGAGCATCGCTGGTGAAGACGTGATCGTGATCGCCCGCAGTATTCCGCAACTCGACGCGGTGTTTAATTATGTCGAGGCGCACCTGCATGGCGGCCGGGTTCACCTGATGGACACGCTGCGCACCGACCGCTGCCCCGAGGTGGTGATCGGCCCGAGGGCAGCATTCAATCTCGACGACGAACTGTAATACCTGGCCGCGAGGATCAGCGGCATACCTGAACTAACGGAGAACTGAAAATGGCAACCACCAATCAAGCCGACAAGCCCGCACGCAAGAAGCCTGGCGTCCGCCAGCGCAAAGCGGCAGCAGCGAAGGGCGCGGCCACGCGCGCAGCGAACAAGGCAACGGCAGGCAGCGCGGACAGCGCCTCGACGCCAGCGGCACCGGCCGCAAAGCCCGTTGTGCCCGCGCTGCGCGAACTCGGCACCCAGGCCGTGATCGACGCATCGAACGAGCGCGGCACGATCATCGCGCGGGCCGAGTACCTGCACCACGGCGGCGTCGCGCAATACCTGCTCGGCTACATGCGCGCTGACGGCTGCTACGACGAACGCTGGTTCGCGGCCGGGCAACTGGTCGATTACGTCGAGCGTCGCAAGCGCGCATGATGTGCCCCGAGTGCTTCGGCCAGGGGATCACGACCGATCCGCCGATGATCCACGAGGACGACACCTGCCAGGACTGCAAGGGCACCGGCCAGGTGCTCGATCAGGCAGACCGTCGCAACATCGACCCTGAGTTTTACGGCGAGGTGAAGCGCGCCCTCATCAGCATCGGCTGCAAGGCCGATCCGATTGCGACGGCTAAGGTGCTATGGACGAACACGCTGATCGAGGCTCGTGCCACGAAGGGCGATCCGATTCAGACCGTCGCAAACCCGCACTACCTCGGCGGCAACGTGGACAAGATCCACTCGACGATCCGCAGCATGTACTGGCAGTAGACGAAAAAAGGGCCGGTGCGGATTTCTCCAGACCGGCCCCACCTACCTTCTTCTTAACGGAGCGCACATTTTAACAGCATGCGCTACGAGATCAAGTCACCCCCTTTCGCAAGTACCGCTTCAATTCCATCTTCCGTCTCCTACCAGCCACAGAGTTTGCGGCCTGTCAGGTTGTGCGCCAGGATCTCGTTCGCCGTTTGATCCGAGATCACGTCGGCCTTGCCGATGTAGATCGGCTTTGCCGTGGCGCAGAAGTCAGGTGCCGTCGCGGCGATTGCTTTCTGCACCGCTGTTTGTTCCGGCGTCGCCGTCGCGCATCCAGTCACGGCGAAGCTGGTCAGCAGCAGCGCCAGCAGGCAGTTTGATAACTTCGACTTCAGCATCGTGTACCCCTTTCGCACCTGCGGCAGCGCGCAGTGCATCGTCATAGTTGCGTTTCTTTTCGGCCGAGCGACGCGACGCCCGGCCACCCATCGCGTACGCGCCGAACAGCACCAGCAGGACAGCCAGCAGCAGCAGCGCCTTCGCCTTCAGCCATTCGACGGCCATCATGCGACCACCCCGGCCTGGTGCTTCTTCACCTGCGCATAGGCCATGAAGACGGCGACGCCGATGGTCATGACCGCGAAGGCGATGCGCACGTAGCTGCCCGACGAGAGGTGTTCCTGCTGGCTGTCCACGGCCTGCATCACCTGCGGCATCACGTCGGCGAGTTGCGCGATACCGAGCGTTGCGGTGCCGCTGGCGGCCACGGTTTCTTTCGTCACCGGCACGGCGGCCACGGTTGCGGCCGGACGCTCGACCCCGGCGCGCAGCAGGGCGGTGTCGATCACGCTGCGGTCGTACCAAGTGTTCGGCGTAGCCTTCGGGCCGATGCCGTTCTCGTGGCGAATGATCGCTTCGACCAGCGGGGCCAGGTGGTCGTAGGTATGCAGGTCGAGCGCCTGGTCAGGCTTCACGGCGACCGCGTTGGCGACGGCGGTGACGTAGGCCAGGGTGTCGTTCTCGTTCGACGGTGCCCACCGGCCGATGATGCCGCGAATGGTGTTGATCCCGTAGCGGTCTTGATAGCCGATCAGGACGACGCACATCGCGCGCACGCCCCAGGTCGGATCTTTGAATTCGCAGAAGCGCGTGTCTTTGCGGTCGGCGTCGAGCACGAGGCCCTGCCATTTCGTGTTGACGTGATAGTCGATGTTGCCGGGGTTGTTGTTGCGGATACCGCGCGGCACGGTGTTTGCGGTGGTCATGGCTTAGCGTCTCCAGGCGTTGAGGCGTTGCTGTACTTGCGGCGGCGCGTTGAACATCAGGCGGTCCAGTTGCCCTTTGATCTCGGCCAGGTCGGACTTCACGTCGGCGCGCAGCCGGTCGTTCGATGCGCCCTGCTCGACCTTGATCGCGGTCAGACTGGCTTCGGCCTTCTCGATGCGCGTACTGAGATTCGCTACTGCGAACTCGGTTGCCAGTTGGCGTTTATCGAGATAGTTGTACAACCCGACGCCCGTTGCCGATACGCTGACGATCAGCACGAGAATCGAGATCATGGTGGGAATGTTGATCGAAAGGTCAACGCCGATTTTCGGCGAACGACGCTCGGGGCCGCTGTAATTGCGGCGGTCCTGCGGTGGTGTGGGCGATCCCTGATTCATGGTTTGTTTCCCCTCGGTGAAGAGGTGTCGTTAATAAAAGTTGAGCCGGGGAAATTATAACCCCGGCCCACCTTACGACATCGAAACGGACACGATGGGTCGAGGCCCCTGGCGCAGTGGAATCCCGACCAGCGAGGGATCTTGAACCACCACGAATGCGGCCACGTTGGTCGTCGAAATTACAGACATACCGAAGTTACCGAACATAGAAGCGTCGCCAAGGGTCAGGATGGCCCCTACAAGCGACGAATGAATCTCCGACGCTGGAATCCTAGGGTCAGTGAACTGCGCGTCTCCTAGGGCCGCTATTTCGATCACACTGCGCGCCTCGACTTCCGACTGCGGGATCATCGCGTCGGGGAAGGTCTGATCGCCCACCGTCACCATGCCACCGATTGCCGCGACCAGGGCGTCGGACTGGACCGCCATCGAGTCGGGGAACGCGGTGTCGCCGACCACCAGCGCCTCGATCACGCCGCCAGCTTCGACCTCGGACTGCGGTATGTGCGCATCGACCCAGCCTGCCGTATCACCGAGCGTCGTGGTGGCGAACACCTGGCGCGTCGTGACTGCGGTGACAGCCGACCACTGGCCGAGATCTTGCGCGATCACCTGCTCGTTCACCAGATACACGTCCGTCTCGTGATCGAGATCCGGCTTCGGCGGTGGCGGCGGGAAGCTGCTGTCACCGATGGCGATCTGCTTGAACACGTTGAACACGTACCGGCTCTGCGATGCAACGGTGCCCGGCGAGATCGTGGCGCGGTGGAGCACGGCCATCGAAGCCAGCGCCGAAGCGTGACGACCGATGCTCGGGTCGATCACGTCCAGCGGGTGAGGTGCGTCGCGGTGAAGCATGTACGACACACCGAGCGACGATGCGAACAGCGGCGAGCGCGGCGACGGCACCGGCTGATCGCGGTGAACTGCGATCTGCTGCACCAGGCCCGCCGTGTGGCGACCCATCGCGTACGCCGGGGCGTAGGTATCGCGGTGGAGCACGGCAAGCTGAACCTGGCCGGTCGCATACTCCGTTGAGCGCGGCGTCGTGAAGCTGTAGTGGACCACGACCTGCTGGCGAACACCGGCCGCGTACTCACCGCTGAACGGCGCAGTCGGCACGCGCTTAGCCACCGACTGCTGCGCAACGCTGGTCACGCGGTCGTCAATGCTGAGCGGCGCGACGTTGTGCTTCTGCACCGTCATGTGGACCAGGCTGCGCACGTCCTCGGGCGAGTGCGGCGCGGGCCTGCCGGTGGCCTGCACGGTCTGCTGTGCCAGGCTCTCGGCGTAGGCGTACGTCGTGATGACGATCACGCTCTGCGCCCGCGACGCGATGAACTGCTGCGCCAGGCGAGTCGCGCTGATCGCGGTGCGGACCTGCGGCGCGGCCGTGAAGCTGCGACGCTGGATGGCCTGCTGCGCCTGGTGCGAGATCCGCAGTTCCGACACCTGCACGTAGACCTTGTTGCGCGACATGACCACCTGCTGCCCGTAGCCATTCACGCGGTCGGTGCTGCGCACGTCGAACGCCCGCATCGTCAGGCGACGCTGCAATGTCTGCTGCGCGAGCGAGCCGCTGTACTGGAAGCTGTGCGGCCAGTAGCCGTTGCGCGCCTGCACCGCGATCTCGCGCAGCGCCGGGATTTCAGCAGCAGAGCGAATGGTGGACGGCAACGGCATGGTCGGACGACGCATGATGACGCGCTGGTCGTAGCTGACGATGAGGCGGCCGATGGTCAGCGGCTCGTTGTCGATCTGCGCCAGCACCTCGCGCCACACGGTCTGCACGCGAGCCGGTGGGTCCGTCATGAGCACTTCGCGCACGACGGACTGAATTAGAACCGGATGCTGATCGACACCGGCCCCTTCGCCCATGAGCACTTCGCGCACGACGGACTGCACCTCAGCCTTCAGACTAAGGCCGAGGCGGTCGCTAAGCAGCACCTCACGCCAGGCTGTTTGAATTTCAACCTGATTTGCCACCGTTCCCCCTTATGAGGTGATTCGCGCGCCGAAGTCGGCAAGCGCAGCTTGACTCGGCGTCCAGGGTGCGCCGGTCGTCGGGTTGATGGTGGAAGCGCACGCCACTGTCACGTAGCCCGAGCCATTCGGGATCGGTCGATCCGCGCCAGCAGGCGACAGCAAGACCGCGATGCCGCCGTCACCTACGATCAACCAGTCACCGTTTGGCATCTGCCCTGCACACTGGAGCATCGGGACATAGTACGCATTCAATTTCGCGTTGTAGCCGGTGATCTTAGTGAACGGCCGCCACTGCGCAGGGTTGCCTTGCGACGTGTAGATTGCGCCATTTGCGCCACCCATAATCATGAAGCCGGTGGTCGGATCAGATTCGGCGAAGACCATCTGTGAAATGCCGGTTCCCTGCTGACCGATTGTGGTAGCGGCAGTCCACGCCAAGGCATCGGTTGAGTAAATCATGTTCGACGATGCGATGTCGCTGTTACCTACCGCGAAGAAGTAGCTCCCGTTCCACGTCACTGCACGGTACACGGTAGCGGCGGTAGGCGTCGGCGTCGGCTTCCAGCCAGCGGAAGTGCGAATATCGTCCGAGTAATACAGCGTACCGGCCACGATGTTCGTCGTCAGAATCCGCTTGGTGGTCTTGTTGTACGCAAGGCCGATGTCATGGCCGCCACCAGTGTAGTAAGTCCACGAGGCCGCAATGTCGGGCGTGGTGGTAGTGGCGAAGTAGTCGGTGCCGCCAGCGGTGCCGGTGCCGCCCGAGATCACCCAGTATCCGTCAGGGTGGTACAGCACGCACTTCAGTACATTGCTTGCGGGCTGGCCTGGCGGCGTAACCAGAACAGAAGGCTTATCTGCACCTGGCGGAAGATAGCCGATCTTGCCATCGCTGCGCACAATCACTCCAGCGCCGTTCGGAGCGAACGCGATCTTCCAGTTCACCTTCGCGTCATCGAACGCGATAGCGTCAGTTTGTGTCCACGGACCCTGACCGTTGTTCGTGTTGGTGAGAATAGAGAAACTGCATCCGACCGCAAAGATTTTCTTGTCGGTAGGGCGAACAGCAATGCCGGTGATCGTGTTGCCCCAGCCGTCGCTACGGTCGGGTCCGATGTTGCCGATATACGCGATGCTTCGCGGCTTCGTCGCCATGTTGCCCTCATCGAGTTGCGGGCTAAAGACGGTCGGTCGAATGGTGTGCGCGATGCCGTCGAGGTTCTGCGCCGAAACCCTGCTGACTACCCCATGAATGACCTTCGACGACGTGATGGTGTCGTTCTGCGTGGTTTGATCCGCAGCGTAGATGTCCGAGTCGCCGATGCGCGCAGTTTGCAGCGTGCCGGTGCGCACACCACCAATGCCCTGCGCGGCGATTGACGCATTACTCGGCGCGGCGTCAGGTTTCAGGAAGTTCGCGGCGATGTCGCGCGTAGCCCGCTGACCGATCACGCGAGTGGACGGCCCGAGGCGCGCATTAGGTGCTACAGCATCTTCGGTCAAGATGTAGAAGTTCGAGATCGCCCAGCGTCCCGGCGCACCAGCCAGCCAGCTAGACATCGAAGTCGTGTTGCTGTGGACGAACTGGAATGCGACGTACTCGGGACTCAGCGACCATGATTTCTGCACCACCAGCACATCATCGAGCCATACCTTAATCTCGCCATCGGCGATCCTTACTTCGAGGTAGTTCTGCTTGCCCGCCACAAGGGTCTTCGAGCTTTGCGCCGCGTCCGTGTACCAGCGGCATTGCAGGCTGCGCATGATGTTGAACACGTCGATGGTGTTCGCCGCGCCAGCCGTCGACCATGATGTATCGCCGACAGGTCCGGCCAAGATGCGCAACATCGTGGCCGTGTCGCCAGGCACCGCCACGTATTCGGGCGGGATGAACAGACTGAAGCCGAAGATGATCGGCTTGTCGTACGATCCGATGACCTTGCGAATTGCCGCCTGCATCTGGTATGCGTTGGACACGCTAGGCGTGCCGCTGCCGCTACCGAACACCAGAGCATTGCGGCTTGCGACAACGGGATCTGGACGGACCATGAAGCCGCCAGTTCGCTCTTGCGCAAGCTGGTCGGAGATCACCACGTCGTAGCTCGTCTGTCGCAACTGCGCTGCATACGCGACGCGGTAGTTGCCTGGTGCCGCAACGTAGTTATCACCGACGACAGAAATATCCACAGGGTCGATCCCCATGAACGATTCGGTGTGAATGAGGGACATGCGTTCTCCTTAGCGCGCGACGATGCCGAAGTTCGACGACTCGACAAGATTGCGGTTCCACACCTGGCCGCCCGGCGCTTGCTCGAAGATCACCTGCTTGAATCCGAACGAGGTGTCGAGGGCGATCTGCGTTTCCACGTCGCCGCCTGCCGTGCCGATGGTGAGGCCGAGTTTGCGGTCGTCGAGGTCGCCCTTGCGCGCCATCGAGACGAGCGACACGCCGAAGATCTGGTTCGCGTTCGGCAGCACCACGTTCGAGGTGAACTTGTCGGCCTTGCCGTCCACGTTGGCTTGCAGGTATGCGGCACCAGCCTTGCCCGGCTCTGCTTGCGCCAGGATCGACGAGTGCGTGCCGGTCGAGCCTACCGGCGTCCACTGCGCGGTAACGTCCGATGTCGGCATGCGGGTGATGATCTGCACCGGACCCAGGCGCGCGTTGTTCTGGCCGCCGCTGCTGTCGAGCACGTACAGGTCGTCGATGTCGATTGCGCCGGTAGTTGCCGACGCGGCCGAGATCCCCCAGGTGATCGTATAGGTGGTGCCCACGCCGCCCGGCAGCGGGATAGTCAGTTGCAGCGTATCGTTCGCCCACACGCGCACTTCGTTCGCGGTCTTGTCGATCTCGATCTCGATGAACCAGAAGGCGTTCAGGATAATCACGTCCTGGCCCAGCGTGCTACCGACCTTCATCTTGCCGGTGGCGGCGTCCCAGTCGAGGTCGATCACGCCAGCGATACGGGCCATGCGCAGGCGCGACTGCGTGCCGCGCAGCGAGAAGCCGAAGACGACCAGCGTTGCGGCCGAAGTCACGTTGCGGCTGAACGACGGCGGCGTCGAAGCGCCCGCGTTGATCGTCATCTTCAGGCCGAGCGAACCGGCGTCCTGGCCGTCAGCGATGTTGAATGTCGTATTGGTCGCGTTGTTCACGACGTAGCCTGCCGCTTGCAGGTAGCTCGTGATGTCCGCCGCTGCTGCGGTCTTCGGCGCGTAGTGGTCAAAGCCATCAGTGATAAGAAGCATTTCAGGATTCCTTTTTCGTTATGGACGAACGGCGATGCCGAACGGGGTGGATTGTACGTTGTCGGCCGTCCACGCCTGGCCGTCAGGGGTTTTCTCGAACAACGCCTGGCTGTATTCCATCGAAGTTGAAAGCACGGTATCGACCACCTCGGCCTGATTGCCTGGTGCGCCGATGACCAGGCCAAGCTGGCGGTTATCGAGGTCGGACTTCTGCGCCAGGGCCAGCACGCCAAGCGCGATGATCGGGGCCGCCGCAGTGCCAGCGCCAGCAGGCAACGGGGTGTTCGACGAGTAGAGATCCTGTTCGCCCGAAGTCGCGGAACGCACATAGCTGTCGGTCGAAGGTGGCAGCAGGCCGACCAGTGGATAGTGCAGGCCGGGGTCCGAGGTATCCCATTCGCCCAGTACGTCGGCGGTCGGCAGGCGCAGCGAAACGCTGATCGGCTTCAGGCGCGAGGTGAGAGCCGATGCGCCACCGTTGATGTCGCCATCCAGCAAATACAGGTCGTCCAGGCGCGCGACGGCACCGTTCTCGGCAATCCACGTCATCGTGTAATCGACCATCGCGGCGGCAGCGGCAGGAAGCGGCGCTTCGAGATCGAACGTGTCGTTGACGTGCAGCGTGACCTTGTTGGCCTGCTTGTCGATGGTGATCTCGTAGTAGTACCAAGTGTTGCGGATCGGGACGCTCGCACCGTTGACGCCGAGGATGCGGATACCGGCAGGCCAGTCGAGATCGAACAGGCCCGCGATGCTGAGGATCTTGCCGCGTGCGGTGGCGCGATGCGCGAAGCCGATCACCACCTTGTTCGAGGTGCTGTGCAGCGTGCGAGTCACCTTCGTCGGCGGGGCCATCGAGACGTACACCATCGCGGTCGAGTTGGTCTGGTTGCCGTTGCGCGCGCCCACCAGGCACCAGCCGACGCGCGTGCCGGTGGACACGTTGATGTCGTAGACCGGCTGTTGGCCGCCGATCTCGGCGAAGTCGCACCAGTGCCAGTTCGTCGTGTCGTCCGAGTAGAACAGGCCACCACGGTCGCCACCGACAACCCAGCGCCCATCGGACACGTCGATGCAGCGCAGGCCGTAGTTGTTTTCGAGCGCGCTGCCCGCGTAGGTCCAGGTGACACCGGCATCGACGCTGCGGCGAATATCCTGACCGCAGACAGCGAGCCAGGTGCCGTTGAAGAAGGCCACGTCGCGCACATCGTTGACGACGCCGAACGCGCGGTTCGTGAAGCCCAGGCCGTTCGGCGAAGTGAGCACCTGGCCGTATTGCCCGCCCACCAGCCAGGCGTCGCCGTACTCGACGCACAGGTTCGGGTACTGACCGGGGTTCTCGGTCACGGTCGCCCAGGTCACGCCGTCGTCATCGGACTCGATGATCGCACCGGCACCGCCGAGCGAACCGACAGCCAGCCAGCGGCCAGCGCCGTAGGCCACGTCAACGAGGTTCACTGCGCCGTTCGGTGCGCTGCGCTTGCTCCAGTTCTGGCCGTCAGTCGAACGCAGGATCGTGCCGCCGTCGCCGACCGCGATGTAGGTGTCGCCGTGGCACTCGATGCCGCGCATGGAGACGTTCACGCCCAGCACCATCGCGGCCCAGTTGATGCCGTCCGTCGAGGTTGTCGAATTGCCGCCGTCGCCGACCGCAACGAAGCGGCCCTGCGAGTTGGCGGCCACCGCGTTCAGATTGGACTTGATGTTGTTGACGCGCGCCGACCACGATGTACCGGCAGCGCCGGGAGACATCTGGAGTTCGAGCGCGTAGGTCGCAGCCTTGCGGCCATCGGCAATGCCCATGCCGGTCGTGACCGAGTAGCCTGCCGACTGGAGCGAGGACAGAAGTGATTGCGAGCCTTGACCCTGGAATTGGTCGAAGCCGTCGATGTGCTTGAGCATGGTGAATCCCTTTTAGTTTGGTTGGACGGTGATGCCGAAGTCAGCAGCCGCGATCCCGGCCGCCGTATCGTCATTGTTCTGGTTGAAGAAGATGAACTGCGTGTGCCACTCGCTGCCGACAACGCGGCTATCCTCGCGCAGCGGCGCACCGTCTTGGCCGCCGATGAAGACGCCGAGTTTCGCGGCCATCTGCGGAGACTTGCGGGCCAGGACGACGATCCCGGTGGCGATGACATCGTTGCCGTTGGTGAGCGGCATGCCCGAGGTGAAGCGATCCTCTGCGCCGATCTCGTCGGAAGCCACGTAGTTATCCAGCGGCTTCGGCGGGTGCAGCGACAGCGATGCGTTGTGGTTCTTGGTCGGGTCGGCCGCGAAGAACTCGACGTGCTTGTCGGCGGTCGGGAAGCGCGTCGTGACCGCGATGGGTTCGAGCCGCGCACCGTCGCGCATGTAGAAGTCATCGAAGGACTTGCTCGCGCTGTCGCTCGGCACCGGCACGACGCCAGGCCGGTACGACGCCGGGTTCATGTAGCCGAGGTTGACCGTGATCGCCTGGTCCACCACCTGCCCGATCTGAAGCACGGCGTCGGGGCGGTTGTTGATGAAGAGGCTCACCGTACCTGCCGTGCGATCCACTTCCAGTTCATAGTAGTACCAGCGATTGATCGTCGGCAGCGCGCCGCCCGGCACGTCGTTCAGGTACGGCACGCCGCTGTCAGGACTGGTCCACAGCACGATCTGCTTGTCGCCGATGTTCAGCCAGCAGGCCGAGCCGCGTGCCGTGAACATGTGCGCGAAGCCGACCGCGAACTTCTGACCATTCCAGGGCAGGCCGCGCGAGACGACGCAGGCATTTCCCGACAGCGCCGCGCCACCTTGACGGCCCTGGACAAGCGCCCACTGGCCGACCGTGGCGTAGTCGGCGCGCTGCATCGCGGACGCCGGGTTTTGCTCGCCCGCGAATTCCTCGAAGCCGTCAATGTGAATAGTGGTGTTCATTCATCCCTCGTTATTTTTGAAGTATCAGCCGCAGCGTCGCCGAGTAGTTCTGGAAGCCTGCTGGTGGATCGTCGGGCATGTGGATCGAGAGGACATCACCGGCAGCGAAAGGCTTGTTGCCGACTACGCTGAACACGCCCTTGACACTGCCTGGCGAGAAGGTGATTGTACCAACGTCAGCACCGTTCCTTTTCACCGTCAGCCGCAGAATGCCGAGCGGCGCGACCAGACTGCGCGCGGTAGATCCTGGCGCGCCAGTCGGCCACGTCATCGCTTCCGGCAGCGCGAACACCAGCAGCGTTTCTTGCGGCTCGGCCTCGTAGCCGATGGACAGCGCCACGTCGTAGCGCGTTCCCTGCGGTGCTGGTGGTGCGCCTTCGCCCTGAGATTCGTCCACCCATCCGGTCCCGTTAAACCAGATCCAGGCCGAGGGGTTTGCCAGCCTGGCGCGCACGCCGCGCGTCGGCGAACAGAAGACCCATTTCGCACCATCGTAGACAGCCAGGTCGTTCGTGTGACCCGACCAGGCGAGCACCGCGCCTTCCGGCACGATGTACATGTCGCCGACCGCCAGGCCGTTCACAGGCGGAACGATCTCCGTCATCGACAGCACGTACGGGTTCAGCAGCATGTCGATCTTGAGGAAGTTGTCGGATACCGGATCTCCCCACCAGTCTTCGCCGCGCAGCCAGCCGTATGAGAGTTTCAGTCGTGATGATTCGTGTCGTGGCATGTTTAAGTTCCCTGATTATCTTTCGTGTATGCGTCCCAGTGACGCGCCCAGTTTGTGTCCCAGTGTCCGCCCAGCGCAGGGTTCGGATCGTCGGGGTCAGGCTCGGGCGGCGGGTCAATCGGGTCCGGCCAATCTGGCGGTGTATCCGGTGGTGGTGGTGGTCCGTCGCCGTTGCCGCCGCTGCCATTATCGCCGGGGTCAGGATCACCGCTGTTATCTCCAGGCCCAGGCTGATCGCCTGGCGTCGGGCCGGTGCTGCCGTTGCCGCCACCAGTGTTCGGTGGAAGCTGGCCGCCGCCTGGTGGCTGACTCGGTGGGCACGCATACGACGGCAGGGCCATCGGGATCACGTACGACTGCCACGACGCGAGGTCGCCGCGAATCGCTTCCAGCGTCATGCCGACCGTGACGCGGCCACACACGCGCAGCAGCGAACCGGCGCGGTAGCCGTCCGTGGTCGCCATCGAGTAGGTGTAGTCGTACTGCGTACCTTCCACGATGTCCTGGCGCACCGTGACCGTGTACGACCGCTTCGTCGCCTGGTCGTAGAGGTTCAGCGTGATCGTCAGGCGGTACTTCTGATTGTCTTCAGGCGTGCGGCCAGGTGCGTGATGATCGAGGGCCTGCGCTGCCTGCGTGTCGCGGTTGCGATGGACCCAGGTGATGCGCACGGCCTGATCCTTCTCGATCACGCAGCCGTTGTACCAGGGCGCGCCGTTCACCAGCACTTCGCCTGGCGGGTACGGCCGCTCGACGCGATGCGCCATGTCCACGCGGTCGGTCGGCACGTCGTTCAGGTTCAGCGGCGGGCCGTAGACGGCCGGGACCATCTTCACCTCGGCGGCCGAGCCTAGCTGCGCGTACGTGTCCAGGGTGTACGGGTAGGCGGTCGGGTCGTTGCTCGAACCTGCCTCGATAAACCACACGCGCGATCCGGCGTAGTGCTTGCCTGGCACCGTGTCGTAGCAGCCGCGCGCAATCGTGATCGTGGTGGCGTCGCGCCCATCGACTCGAATGAATTCCGCGTCCACCAGGGCGACCTGGCCCGGCTGCACATCGGACAGCGGGATACCGTCGAGGAACGAGGTCTTGCCGATCACGATGGTGTCGGCCAGGTAGTCGAGATCCGCGCCCAGCGTCAGCCAGGGCGTGAACGGCGGATCGACGCGCTTCTCGAACGGCACCACGGCACCGTGACCACGCGGCCAATCGTAGCGGGTCCAGATCGAGTGCGCATCGGTCAGTCGGTCGGACGGCCTGGCGACGACAGTGACCACCTTCGCGTCGATGCTCGCGCTTCGCTTCTTCAGCAGCGCGTACGGGGCCTCGAACAGATTGCGGTTCAACGCCGTGTAGAAGTTCGTCTCTTGGCCGACGCCCTGGTGCAGACTCGCCACGTAGACGCCATGCGTGGGGCCGCTGGCATTGTTCTCGGCATCGGTGAGGTTCTGCGCCGCCTGCGCCGCGACCTGGCCCGCGAACACGCCACTCAGCGGCGGGAAGCCGTTCGTGTTGTCGGCGTCGCTGAGGCCCTGGCCGACGATCTGCGCAAGCTGCGCGGCTTTCATGAAGTAGCCCTGCGAGTTGACGCTGATCGGGATCACGTAACCCTGCCACGAATCGAACTCGTCGCGCGTCGCGTGGAGCGTGATGAAGCCCGGCGTGAAGGCACCGATCTCGCTGGTGAGCACGTCGAGGTCCGTGACGGCCTGATGCCAGGTGTACGACCAGGCGGCCGGGACCGCATCGCCGTAGATGTCGCGGCTGTTCGCCAGGATGCCGGGGTACACGCGCCGCAGGTTCATGTTGCGGTCGTAGACGCGCGCCGTGTAGCTGGTTCCGTCTTCCGGCCCGATGTTGCCCGCGTCATGGTCGATAAGCTGGTCGGCCTCGATCAGCCGATCACGGTGCGTCCACGTCAGCACGAGCGCCCCGATGTCCGCCGACAGTTCATGCGGCAAGTACCAGCGCGCGCCGTTCACGAGAACATGACCTGGCGGGTACGGCCGCGCGTAGCGGTTCCGGTATTCAACCACGTCGATTGCCGAACTGGTGCTCGTATCGAGCCTGCCGCTGGTCGTGTACGGGGAATACTTCACCGAGTTGATTTCGCCAGCCGTGTGCTCCTTTGCGTCGGTGCCGACCACGCTTACCGCGACGAACCAGCACAGCGAGCCAATCGGGTGTTCCGCTGGCACCGAGTCGGCGCAGCCACGGTTGACGGTGACGCTGCTGCCCTGGATCGCGGTGATCGCCATCCACTCGTCGTTGACCAGCACGGCCATGCCGACCTTCAGCGAGTCGGTGCGCGGGAAGTTCGCAGCGCCGAGGTTCAGCGTGCGGTCGAGGAAGCTGACCCCGAGGGCCAGCGTGGCGATAGGCGTGAACTGCGCCGCCATGCCGTTGTCTTTGTAATCGCTATTTGCCATAAATCGTTTATATCGTTTATATGATTTATTCAGTTAATACTGTTTATTCGATTTATATTGTTTATACCGTTAGCACGGATACGACGGAACGCGGATCGGCACCACGTACGACTGCATCGACGGCAGGCCAGCGCGCACCGACGAGATCCGGCACTGGATCACCACGGTCCCGCACACGCCGAGGGCGCGACCAGCAGCGTCGCCATCGACCAGGGCGAGGTCGTAGGTGTAGGCGTAGCCGATGCCCGCGCTCGACACGTCCACCTCGCGCAGCGACACCACGGTCGGCGGGTTGCCAGGCGACGCCGCTGGGATCTCGTAGAAGAACGACAGGTGCGTCATCTGTCCCGATTCCGGCAAGGTGTCAGGTGCGGCATGTCCGACTGCCTGCGCGCCCTGCGTGATGCGGTTGCGGCGCGCCCACGAGAACACGACAGGATCGCCGCTGGTGGCCTGCGCTTCCTCGAACCAGGGGCGACCGTTGACCACGATGCGGCCGGGCGGATACGGGCGCACTGCGCGCGAGGCGAACGTCAGGATCGTGTAGGGAAGCTGGCCCAGCGGGATTGCAGGACCATAGACTGCGGGCGCGATCTGGTACGGCACGGTCTGTCCGTCGCGCGCCACGAAGTCGTACGCGGCGTAGCCCTCGACGAACCACAGGCGAGCACCGGCAGCATGCACGGCAGGGATGCTATCGCCGCAGCCGCGCGCCACCTCGATCTGCTTGTCGCTGATGACCCGCTGCACCGTCACGTACTCGTCGTCGATGAGCGCGATCTTGCCGACCAGATCGCCCGAGATTTCCACACCATCGAACAGCGATGACGACCGCACGTTGATGATCGTTTCGAGTTCCGGCAGGCGGTAGTCGATGGTGAGCCAGGGCGTGTAGTCCGCTGCACCGAGAGGCGAGTTAAGCGCGAACAGCGAGAACATGTCCGACTGGCGATCACTCGGCCTGGCGGCCACGGCGTAGGCGTGCGCGTTCTCGCCGTACTGCTGCGTGACGTTCATGAAGTATGGCGACTCGACCACGCGATTCTCGGACAGCAGGTAGTTCGAGTCGAGCGGGTACTTCGGGGTCAGCGTGAATGTGCCCTCGTAGTGCTGGAACGACTCGATGCCGTCCCGCACGGCGGTGAAGGTGAAGCGCGGGTTCACCACGTCGCTCGGCTGGCCCTGGTCGAACGTGGCCTGCGAGCGCGGGTAGGTGAAGTCGGTGCCGCTGATGCCGGTTTCCTCGCGTACCAGCGCGCCGCTGACGGAGTGGTAGACGCGCATGGTGTAGGTGACGCCAGGCTCGGGGCCGACCGATCCGTCGTCGTGGCCGATGAGTTGGTCGGCTTGCAGCACGCGGTCGCGGTGGACCCAGGTGAGGTGCAGCATCGGCGTCGCGTCGTTCACGGTCGGGTTCGAGAACCAGGGTGCCGCGTTCGCCTTCATCTGCGCTGGCGGGTACGGCCGCGCGAAGCGGAAGTCGAATTCGATACCCATCGGGTAGATGTCGGTAAGCGGCAGCGCACCAGCCACGGTGTACGGCTGCACCTTCACGCCAATCGTCTCGCCCGCGTTCCATTCCTTCAGGTCGCGGCCGACAGCGGCAGCATCGAAGATCCAGACAATCAGGCCAGCCTCGTGCTCGGCAGGGATCGTGTCGGCACAGCCGCGCTTGACCGTGATGCTGGCGTCGTAGACAGCGACCAGGGACATGATCTCGTCGCCGATCATCACGACCATGCCAGGCTCGATAGGCCGCACGAAGCTCGACACGGTGAACGGAATCGAGGTTTCGACGCGATTCAGCGCCGCGTCGAGTTTGAGCAAGCTGGCGTAGCCGCCGCCGCCGCTTTTTTGGTATTCGCTATTTGCCATGTCAGGTAGTCGGTGGGAGATCGTCAGGGGTCGGCGCGCTCGGCTTCACGTACAGGTTGTAGCCCAGCGAGAGGTCGGTCGGCTTCTCGACCACGGTGCCCAGGAAACCCGAGTCGTCGTCGATGAACTCGAAGTCGGCCGGGCGCAATGCGCCGCGCAGCAGGAAGTACGGCACCTCGAATGCGCGGTGGCGCGCCAGCTTCGGGATCGTGACCGGCCGCACGCCGCCTGGTGGCTGATTGCCGGTGAACGACGCCAGCGGCAGACCGAACACGTCCTGCACTGCGGTGATGGTGATGGTGCCCTTCGTCAGCGTGCCGTCTTCGACGCGACCGACGCGCACGATCACATCACGGATGCCGCGCACGATGTCACGGATGCGCAGCACGTCGCCAGGCGAGACGCGCCAGCCGCTACGGTCCATCGTGATCGTGAAGCGGCGCAGCGCGATAGCGTTCATGCGGAGATCCCGCTGTGCGACGCGCCCGGCCAGTTCGACGGTCGGGATGCCGCTGTACGTCTTCTTGATCGAGTTGAAGATGCCCTTCGATGCCTGGAGCGACGCGAGGTTCTGCGCGTTCTTCGTGCGCGTCTCACCGCTGATCGGGTCGGTGTACTCGACCACGACTTCGTTGACGGCAGGCCCCATTGCGGCCACTTCGTTCTCGGTGATCGCAAGCAGGCCCGAGTTCGTGTCGAAGATCGGCAGCGTGCTTGCGTCGTAGTCCTTGCGGATCAGCTTGAGCGTGATGAGCGCGGTGGCGCGGTCGGAGTAGATGACAGCGCCGATGTGGTCGATCACGCTCTGCACGAACGACTCGATGCTGTCGCGGCGACTCCAGCGCATGCACAGGCCGAAGCCCTCTTCAAACAGCGCGTCGGCTGCGCGCGTGAACGATCCGATGTCGAGCGTTTCAGCAGGCAGGCCCCGGCCCCACTCGCGGTTCGTCATGCACTCGTAGATCATGTGCGCCGGGTTCATGGCGTGAATGTCGGGCGTGTTGGTGAACGTCTCGGTGTCGTACGTCTCGTCCTCGTACTGCGTCATCGCGCCGTTGAAGGCGTCGCTCATCGTTCCGCCCAGTTCACCGTCGAGGTTCAGGCGCTTCGGCACGTAGCGGGTCGTGGTCTTCGCCGGGCCGTGCATCAGGATCATCGCCTTTTCGGGATACCAGGGTGCGCCATCCCATCCCTCGGTGGTGCGACGGACGCGGAACTTCCAGGCTTTCGGGTATGCCGAGTTCGACGAGATCTGACCGTCGTAGAACGCGGTGAACATGCGGCGGAAGCCCGGCAGAGCGTGACCAAGCATCGCGGTAAGTACGCCAGGCGCGGTCTGCGTCGGCGTGCCCATCAGGACCTTCAGCGTGCCGACGATGCCGCCTTCCGACTTGTCGCCGCCAAACAGGTCAGGCATGTTGATCGACACGTCGCCCGACGCAGTGACGTTGCCTTCCCATGCTGTCTTGTCGCCGACCTTGATTCCGACCAGTGCATTGACCGGGCCTCGGCTGATCCCCATGTGGATGCCGAAGCTGTACTTGTAGCCTGTTACCGGATCGCTACCCTTACCCATTCTTCGCCTCTTTCAGTTGTGCGCCTTCTTCCGCCTTCGCTTTCTCGACGACCACATGCGCGAAGTGATCGCCCGTAGCGATGAGAACTTCGGCGTCGATGCCGTGCTTGAGGAAGTGCGTGTAGTCGATGTTGTATCGTTGGAACCAGGCGCGCGTTCCGCTTGCGCAGAGATTGGCCTGGCGAACATGTCGGATGCGAACGGTCGTCACTTCTTGCCCCCGCCCGCGTGGATCTCTTCGACCCTGTAGTTGCCGACCGCGAGGACCATCCAATCGCCCGACCAGCAGTCGCCGAAGATCACGGCTTGCGGCGTGCCCTCGTTGGCCTGCGGGAAGTCGATGTCCTCGAATGCGGTCGGCTTTGCACCTTCTTGTTTCGGTTGCGTCGCGTAGCTGATGATGTACGACGCAACCAGCATGAAAATTGCCCAGCCGATTGTCACTTTAAAGACTCCCTAGAAAACTGGATCTCCATCGAAGGGTGACTTGCCGGGAAGGTCAGGCACGCCGCCGTGGTTGTCCAGATTGTTGAATTTCGACGCGCACGTTGCCACCGTTCGATCACAGCCGGGGTACGCAGTCGCTTTGAGGCCGTAGTATAGAGCGTCGGTCATGCCGAACATTTCGCAGGTGATGCCCATCTGCTGCTCGATGCCCAGGAATTCGGTGCCGCGCGAGGGGTGTTCCCATTGGATGAAGCCGCCGTCGAACTTGCCGTCAGCGCCGGTCATCCCCTGGAATTCGACGGTGCTGCCCACCACGTCCTTCACGATCACCTGCTGGCCGAAAGCGGTCTTGTCCACCTTGCAGTTCAGCGGGTCGAAGAGGGCATACGGGCACGTCCGCTGCCAGCCGAGACGCAGGCCGTCGCGTTGCATCGACGCGCTGATCGTGCCGCAGGTGAGGGTTGCTGTACCTGGCTGCGGCTGATTCACCTGAAGCAGTTCGCCCATGTAGCCGAGTACCGACTGCGAGTCGCCTTCGTGGTAGTGGAAGATGCGGACCATGATCGACATCGACGGTGGCGTGCCGTAGAACATCTGGACCGGCGCGATGGTGTTCGGCGCGGTGATAGTCAGGCCGTCCGTGTTCGCGTCGCCGGTCAGTTTTACGCCGTCGTCTTCGATGGCTACCGACTTCCACAGATAGCCGTCCACGGTGAGATCCGTGTCGGCCGAGGTGTACCGGAAAGTCGCCGATCCGATGGCGAAGGCATAAAGATAAACGGGGCGTCCGCCGTCGTTGCTTGTCTCGATAACTGCAAAACTCATTGCGCAATCCTCTTGTCGCTGAACTGGTGCAGCACGACGGCCACGTCGATGCTCACCTGATTGGTTGCCGGGTGGTGGATCTCGATCTGGTCCTGATCGAACCGTGTCTCAACGACGAACGAGATCCGCTTGAGGTCCGCGAGTTTAATCGACGGCAGCGCGCCGTCCAGGGTAAGCGTCTCGCCCACGGATTTCAGGCCGTCGTACTCGGCGTGCGCATCGACCACGTTGCGATAGATCGTAGGCGCGCCGTTGTAGAACTGGAAGGCCAGCATCGTGCGAAGCGGCTGCGGCGAAGACATGGCCTCGCGGAAGCCCTGCGCGTGGATCTTCAGCAGGTTGCCACCGTCGATGTCGCCGCGCGGGTACACGTCGCTCGTGAAGGTCGGGCACATGAATTTCTTGGACCGGCCGCGCGCCGCCTGGATGAACTGCCGGAACGCGAATGCCTGCGTGCGCCCGAACAGCCGCAGTTTCGCCTGCGTGGCCGTCGTGGTGAACTTGCCGTGGTCGATCACGTATGGCGATCCGCTCTGATTGTCCAGGGTGTACGACTTGCGCGAGTAGTCCACGGTGAGGCCGTCCGTCCAGTCAGGCGAAAAGCGGAACAGTGGTTGGCCGCCCGCGTTTGATCCGAACGATGCTTCGACGTAGTAAGGCTCGTCGAGGTCGAAAAGGACTTGAGCGCGCGCCACCGTGTCAGTGATGTTCGTCATCTGCGGCGGCTGGGAATAGATGCGGGCCTGGCGCATCGGATAGATGCGGGTGCCGACCGGCCAGGTACGCCTCGGCGGGAAGGCCCACGAGAAGCGCGTGGCCTCGATGTCACCGACCTGCAAGATGTCGAAGTCGTCGGGGTCGCCGTTGTTCACGAAGACCAGATCGCCTTTGCGGAACTCGCGCATTTCGATGTGGTCCAGGGTCACGCCTGTCGCTTCCATGTCGATGCCGTCCGTCATGCGGACCTGTTCGTGCCACAGCGGCACCATGAAGCTCGATGCACCGACACCGACGAAGAACGAGTCGAGGCGGCCACGTTGCGCGCGCTGGCGCAAGAACGATGCCTCGAACTGACGGCGCGCGTTGCGGCGCACTGACCGGCGCTGCTCGGCGTCCGTCTCGCTCGCCATCAGATCCGTCATCCAGACCAGGCGCTCGGTGATGCCGCTTTCCCAGTTCGGCAGAAGCGAGAACACCGGCAGGCTGAAGCGCACGTCGTCGGTTTCGGGAATGTCGTCGTCGCTGATCGCGGTGTCGTCCAGCAGCCAGTCGGTTTTATCCGATGCGTAGACGGTCTTGCCCTCGGCGTCGAGGATGACCAGGGTGAAGTAGCACGGCGTCGGCGCGACAGGCAGGTTTTGCAGGATCACGTCGATGCGATACTCGCCCTGCGGAATGTACTGAGCGGCCATGCTCGGCTCGGCCAGGGTGCAGGACGCGATCACGCGGCTGTCGAACTGCGACGTACCGAGCCACAGCGTCGCCGCGTCGTCGGCCGTCATGATGAAGGTGTAGATGCCTTCGGTGAAGTTGAACCGGCGCGACAGGTAAAAGGTGCGAGCACCCCCTGCCGAACCGATTGGATCTGCCACCGACACCATCTTCTCGCCGAATTCCGATGGCGGGTCGATGGTGAAGTCGAAGGGGGTGCGCAGCATTACTATTTTCTCCTTATCTGAGCCACTGCTTGAGCGTTGGCAGGTTGTTCTTCAGGTGGACCAGCGTGACCTTCTCGCCTTCCGACGAGGCCATCGCCTGCGGCACCATTGCGCGGTCGTCCACGAGCACGAAGCGTTGCGGCTGCGCGGCTTGCGAGGCCATGCTGCCAACTTGCTTGCCCAGGTTCAGGACGTGGCGCGGATCGTCGCGGGTCAAGACTTCTTCGCCGCGCTGGAGCACCGCAGGCACCTCGTTCGGGGCCAGGCCCGCGATGCCGCCAGTATGGTAGCGGATCGCCCCGGCCATCGACGAAACCGGCACTGCGCGGCTGAAGGTGGCCTGGCCGCCAGCGATACCGCCAGTATGGTGTCCGCCCAGCAGCGCGGTTGCCGCACCGCCGATGCCGCCGCCCATGCCTTGCAGCAGCTTGAGGATCTGCATGCGCAGGATCGCCATCGCAATGTCCTTCAGCAGCGATGCGAAGAACTGCGCCGACGCGGCCATCATTCCACGGAAGCCTTCGCCGATACCCTGCTGTCCGGTGATGACCTTGCCGATGGACTGAGCCATCTGGTCAAACGCCGTGACGCCGTTCTGCGCGATGGACTGCACCAGGGTCGTCTCCCATTCCTTCGCCTGCACGATGCCAGCCTGCGAGGTCTGGAGCACCCTGGTCGCGGCAGCTTCCATCGGGGCCAACTGCTCGGGCGTCATGCCGCCTTTCTGCTTCACGATGCTGATGAAGTTCAGCAGGTTTTGCGCGAGGGTCTGGATGCTGACCGCGTATTTCGCCGTAACCGAGTTGATCTGCTCGACTTCCTGATTCGCGTCGATGAATCCGAGTTGCCGTTTCAGATGGATCGCGTCGTACTCGCGTTCCTGCGCCGCCAGCAGATCGTTGAGGTGGGTCTGCTCGGCGTTCATCATGTTCAGCGCGATCTGCGCGTCGGTGCCGTTCTTCGCCATGCCCTGACGGATCGTGGACGCGATCTCGGCAAAGCGCGTGGGGTCCAGCTTATCCGCGAATTTCGTCGCAAACTCCAGGGCCTTGTTGCCAGCCGCTTCGATGCCGGGACCGAGATCCTGCACCTGCTTGTTCGCCTGCGCCAGCGCGTCGCCATGCGAGATTTTCCCGTTGTCTTCCTCGGCCTTGATTGCGGCCAGGTTGTTGTTCAGGATGCCCTGCTTTTTGTTGTACTCGTCCAGCAGGCGGTTCGCTTCTTCGCGGGTGAAGTTCACGTCTTCGACAGCCTTGCGCTGCTCCTTGATCTTCGCCAGCACCTTGTCGAACTCGGCGGCTTGCTTCGGATCGAGCGGGCGCAGTTTCGCAATGTCAGTCGCCATCTTGTCGTACGCTTTGCCGACAGCAGCGGCGTGCGCGGCCAGGCGCTTCTCGAACGGCTCGGTCGGATCTTGCTTCGCTTCCTTGTCGGCGATCTCCTTCTGCGCCTCGTCGATGCGCGTGCGGATCTGCTCGATGAGGGTCTGTGCCCGCTTCGCGGCCGACTCGCCGTTCTTGGCCTGCTCGTTCGCGTACTTCTGGCGCTCGACAGCGGCGGCCTTCGCATACGACGCATCGACCATTGCGATAGCCTTGTTCTTGGCCTCGGTGTCCTTGATCGTGTCGGCGTACTGTTTCCGCAGTTCGTCGAACGGCTCCTTGATGATCTCCAGGCGCTCGGCCAGGTCGCCCTTCTCGGCCTTCAGGCGCGCGAGGCGGGACTGGCGCTCGTTCTTCTGGTCTTCGGTGTCCAGCTTCTTCTTCAGGGTCGCCAGCATTTGACGCGAGTTATCTGGATCGCCGGGATCAGGCGTTGCGCCGCTCGATACTGGCGGGTTGTCGATGGACTCTTTGCGGCGCGCGAGTGCGTCCTTCACCTTGTCGTTGGTCATCGCGCCGTAGCCCTGCTGATACCAGCTTTTATCGCGCGCTGCACTGATTGCGCGGTCAACGGCGAACTGGCCCTGCTGCGCGATCTTCGCTTTGCGGTCGTACTCGGCCTTCATTGCGGCTTCGTCTTTGGTGCCACGCGCAGCGTCGTATGCCGCCCGCGCAGCGTACGCTTCCTTCATCGCTTGCGTGCCCGCGTCGATGGTCTTCGCCAGGCCGTCAACCGAGTTCTCGTCGTACTTGTCGATAGCGTAGTTGATCGCTTCGCCTGCCACGGCAGCGAGAGCGAACTGCGGGATCGCACGAGCCATGCCAATCAGAAGCGCGGTGGTGGCGCGCAGCACAGGTGCGAGACGGCCGAGCACACCAGTGAGTCCGCCAGCGCCGAGTGCTGCCGACAGTGCGTTCGCGGCAGTGGCGCGGTTCATCCACAGTTCGAGGGCCGCGATCTCTGCGCGGGCAAGCATGATCTCGTTGCGCAGCGTCTTGAACAGGCCGGGCAGCGTGAACAGCCACGCCACCACCTTCACCGCGATAAGCGCCTCGAAGGCCAGCTTCAGACCATTGGCGTTATCAGCGCAGAACTTCAGCACATCGACCACGGCGGTGAGCGCGGTGGACAACGCCGATGCGAATTTGTCGGCGGTGCCGTCGTTCAGCATCGTCGTCAGCTTGTTCAGAAGTTCCTGATACGCCTGGACGAAGCCGCCCTTCGCGGTGTTCGACAAGAAGCGGTTCGTCGCGTTCTCGAAGCGGGCCTGCGCCACCAGCAGCGTCTCGGTCCCGGCCTGCGCCGCGCCATACGTCTTGCCGAGTTCGCGGGCGATGCTGATGACCTGATCGGAACCGATCTTGCCGTCGCTGACCGCTTTCGTGAACTGCTCGACGGTCATGTTTGCGGCACGCGCTGCGATCTGGAATGCGCCAGGCAGTCGGTCGCCAAGCTGGCCGCGCAACTCTTCGGCCTGGATCGTACCCTTCGACATCATCTGCTCGAACGCCTTCATCACGCCTTCTAGTTCGTCGGTCGAGAGGCGCGCCTTCACGGCAGAACCGGCGATCTGCTCGAACGCGAAGTGGGTCTGCTGCGTGGTGAAGCCCGCCTCGCGCGCTGCGATGGCGAACTTCGTGTAGGCCGGGGAGATCTTGGAGAAGACGAAGCCGATGCGGTCGGCCTGCGCTTCGAGATACTTGAACTCGTCGGCCGCCTTGCGCGTGTCGCCGCCGTTGGCGATGGTCAGGCGGGACAAGATCGCCTGGTTGTTGTTGTAGGCGTCGAGCGTCTTCTTGCCGCCTTCGATTGCGGCGTTGAGTCCGACAAAGCTGGTAGCCAGGCCCAGCAGTTCGCCACGCATGCGCTGGAAGTAGGACAAGGTGGTGCGACCATTCGAGCCGCCGAACCAACTGAGGACCCGCGAGCCTGCGTCGTCGGCAGCAGCGCCATGTCGGCGATACGCGGCGTTCAGCGTGTTGACGGCGGCGGTGGCGCGGTTCGCCTGCGCGACAAGCTGCTGCTCGGCGCTGGTGAGGTTGTTCGTGTCCACGCCTGCGGCTTGCAAGGCGGCCTGCATGGCGCGCGCTTCGGTGCGCACGTTGCCGAGACGCTGTGCTGCGGCTTGCAGGGTGGACTGCGCGCGGGCCAGGCGGCTCGTCACGTCGTCGCCAGCGTTAGCGGATCGCATTTCAGCCACGAGGGCGCGCACTGCTGCCTGCGCCCGGCCAAAATCGGTTCCAGCGGCCCTCAGAGCGGTTTGTTGACGCTGGTAGGCATCCACCCTGCCCGCGATGTCCAAAAGCGCCCTCTGCGCCCGCGTAGCCTCATCCAGCGCCTCTCGGTAGTTCTTCACCGGGCCACGGATCTCGGTGACGCGCGTTTCGAGGCCAGCGATGGACGATTCCAGACCGGCCACGCTGCGCACGGCGGCATCGGCGGGGTTCTGAATGTCGCGGATCTGCCCGGCCAGATTCGGCGTCGATACCGGGCCTTGCCCGCGTGCCGTGGCGCTGGCACCGCGCGACATGCGCTCGGCCTGGTCTGCGGCCTGCTGCAATGCGAGGCGCTGCGCGTTGATCGCGGCAGTCTTCTTGTTCAGTTCCTCGGCGGCCTGACGCTGCGCATTCGAGAACAGAATGTCCACTTCGGCCTGCTGCTGCGCGCGGTTCATTGCGGCGGCTTCGTTGGCTTCCTGCTGCGCGCGGCGCTCGGCCATGAGGGCGGCGGCCACGTCGCGCTCTGCTGCGGCGAACTGGTTATCCACCTTGATCTGCTGCTCGCGCTGCGCGATGGCGTCGGCGGCGGCCTTGCGCTGCGCCGCGTGCGCGTCGTTCATGTTGATCGCCTGTTCCTGGCGTTCCAGCGCGGCGTTCGCGGTGTTGACGGCGGCCACGATCTTCTGCTGCGCGGCGGCCACGTCGGCGGTGTCGATGCCGAACTCGGACATCTTGGCCTTCGTCGTCTCGATGCGACCCTGCGCGCGGGCGAGTTCCTTTTCGGTGGCGGCCACGGCCTGCGCCAGCTTCTTCGCCTCGGCGGCCGACTTGGCCTGCGACTCGCTACCGGCATCGAGCGACGCCTTGTACGCGGTCCACTCGGTCGAGATCCGCGCCATTGCGGCGGCGTGCGAACCTTCAGCCTTCGTGAAGTCGGCCAGGTTCTTCGACTTGAACTCGTTGTAGGACATGCCCTGCGCGCCGCGTGCTGCGGTGGCCTGGTAGTCCTGCTGTGCTTTACGTGCGGCGGCCAGGCGTGCTTCGAGTTCGCTGATCGCGCTGCCCTGCGCCTGGAAGAGTTTGATGAGCGAGTTCTGCCCGACCAGTGCCTTCGCTGCGGCCTCGATCTCGGTGTAGGATTTTTCAAGCTGCTGCATGGCGACCGTGCCGTTCTTCGCGGCCTCGATCTGAGCATCTTGTGCGTCGGTCATGCGCTTCAGGTCATCCACTACTTCCTTCGCAGCTTTGCGCGAGTAGTTGGATGCCCTGATCCGCAGTTCAACATCGGTTGTGGTATTAGCCATCGTTCAGGTCTTCTAGTTGTCGGTTCAAGTTTTTCACGCCCTTACCATCAGGCGCGAGAACCGCAACGATGGCTGAGTGAATTAGCGCCGTTTCGGACGCCAATCGAGCATTGATTCGCTCGCGTGCTATCTCGGTTTCAATCCACAGTTTAGACAGCGGGTATCGGTTTGCATGCAGGTGGCCCTCGGCCATCAGCAGACTCGCCTGCACGCGGAGCGACCTGTGGAATCGCTCTGCGCGCGACAGGTGCGCTATGGGGTCAGGCTTTGCGGCATGATCCCTTTCACCAGGCTCGTTACGCTGTCGAGAAACTTTTTTGCGCCGCCCGCTTCCTCGAAGGTCAGTTCGATGATCTTGCGTACAGCTTCGACCTGCACAGGTATCGGCAGGCGCGCGGCCGTGGCTTCGTGTTCTGGTTCGTCGGAGCACAGGGCGATCATCTTCGCCACCACGGCAGGCGATTCTTGCACCAGGGTCAGCGCGAAGCGTGCGGCTTCAGCCAGGGCCGATGCGCGCGTTTCCTCGTCGTCGTACATGTCGAAGAGGCGGTTGAGGTCGGCGAGGTGATTGCGTATCAGGGCGGTCACGTCGTTCAGGGCCAGGCCCCGAAGCTCGATGGAACCGCCCCGAAAGGCCACCACTTCAGTCGCAATGATGAAGTCTTTCAGTGACATTTCGGGGCTTCCCTTTTAGGCCGACGCTGCGCCGTCGATGTACTGGCGCTCGACGCGGGCGTCGCGCTTCAGCACTTCGTAGTTGAACGACATCTTCTGCCATTCGTCACCCTTCAGGGCGTAGTCGCCGTTCGAGGTGATCTTCACGTACGGCATGTAGTAGTCGCGGTTCTTGCCGTGCGGGTTGTCGGCCAGGAAGCGCAGAGCGCCGCTGACCTGCTGACCTTTGGCGATGATGATCTCGCGCGAGTAGCCTTCCTGATCGTAGGTCACGCGCAGGGTGTCGCCATTCGACACGTCCGGCGCATCGACTTCGACATAGATACGCGCACGCTCCAGATCGACCTCGAAGTTACCGGCCAGGGTCACAGCGGTCAGGGTCGGCGGGTCGGCGGGCAGCGCGCCCGGCGTCACCTTCTTGATGACGACGTTGGTGATCTTCTTCGTGCCCATCGGGGTCACGTCGTCGGCACCGATCTGGAAGGTGCGACCGCGAGTCACGACGCGATCAGCATCGACGACATCGGTGGCCGCAGCCACGGTCATCTGCGACAGATCGCCGCCGAAGAACATGGCGACGTTTTCCGCGCTGATGTTGTCCGTCTCGAACGAGCCGGTCAGGTCGTTCTTGATGATGATCGACTCGTCCTTCACGTTGAGGCCCTGGTCGCTGTCCACATGGTCCAGCGAGTCCTGCGAAACGGACTGACCGAACGCCGGGGTGTTGCCCAGGTAACGCTCGCCAGTGCCGATCTTGGTGCCCGGCCCGAACAGGTCGAAATACAGCTTGCCCTTGCCGATCACATACTGCTTGTTGTTGCTATCTTCAGCCATTTTGATTCTCCAGTTTTGGACTAAAAAGTTGTGCTGCTAATTGCGAGTTTTTCACTCGCCGATCTCCACCGAAATACCGACGCGAATCGGCAGGTAGAAGAAAACGTGATCCGACACACCTGCTTCTGGCGGCCGGACTACGGGCGGCGCAATCTCGACGCCCGAGATCATATCACCCAGGTTGTAGTCGGCAGGAAACTTGGCGTTGCCTGAATTCGGGTTGACGGCGCTGATCCGCGACAGTCGGCGCTCCACGTCCTGCACCAAGTAGTAAGCCTGGTCCTGATCGTCGTTGCGCTTCGTGTCGGGTAGTACGCCCTGGATCATCAGCGTCCATTTGTCGCTGCGATTCGATCCGCCTTCGCCGCCGTAGAACGCCACGTCAGAGCGGGGCGCTTCCACGATAGACAGCATCGGCGGATTTGCCTGCACGTCAGCGCCGAACAGCAGGCGGTTGTACGTGACCTTTCCGGCCATCGTGAACTTGTCGCCATCGGCGGTCGAGATCGAGCCGAGAAGCGCGGCCAGGGCCTTGATGACGCGCAGGCGTTTCGGTGCGATTCGTGCGGGCGGCGGGGTGGGAGTCGTCGTGCCGCTGTCGGGCGGCGGCGGCGGCACTTCACCGCCTGTCGGTGGTGGTGGTGGTGTTTCGGTGCCAGGTGTCGTCTCGCCAGTATCTTCAGGGATGCTCATGAAAGCCTCAAAAATTGTCGAAGGAATTCCTCATTGACCATGCGGCCTACCGGCGCGGCCGACTTCTCGGACACGTCGCGGAAGACCTGATCGACGGATGGACCGTACAGCAGCGCCACCTTGTCCGGCACCAGCCAGGCGGTGACGCCCTTGTATCGGTTGCTCAGTGCTTGCCCCGGCTTCAGGCGCACGGCCAGGCCAACGTTCCCGTTGCGCAGCTTTGTGAGCCACGCCTGCTTGAGCGTCGTCGCGCCGTTGCTGTTCTTGACATGCACCTGCACGCCAACGCGCGCACGGCTGCCGAGAGGCGTTCCTGGCGCTGCAAAACGTGCCAGGCTGGTCGCACGATCGCGTGCCGTGATGACGGCTTCCAGATCGCCAGGTTTGGCTTTCTTGGTCACGCCGATCCGGTCGTCAGTGAGGTAGTTTTTGGGAAAGGCGATCTCGTCGAGAATTGAGCGGCGAACCAGGGTCATACCGCCCCGAGTCGCCACCGTGTTGATCGCCAGTTGTGCAGCCTTGTCGGCCACGTCAGGAAGCCGTTGGAAGAAACCTACGGCATCAAGGATAGAGTTCGCCATCGTTCAGCTTTCCGACCACCCAGGATTCAATGGTCGGGCCGCACTTCGGATCGCGGGTGTCGATGGCAAGTGCTTGTCCGCCGAAGCCTGGAGCGTTGATTTTGACGCGACCACCGCGTTCGATCCTCACGCCTTTGGCTACCAGTTCTTCGATCTCGAAGATCACGCGGTCGATGGTGTCGATGGTGACTGGATAGCCTTCGTTGTTCGGATCGCCCGCGTTGGTCAGCTTGTTGTGCCAGCGGACTCGCAGCGGCACCGGCACGTCGCCGTCGTTCATCCAGTATTCAGCGTCGAGGCTGAAGGTCCGGTGAACGATGCGGCGTGCCGCTGCCTTCGTTGCTGCGAAGTCGAAGCCCATGACGATTACAGGTCGTCGGCGGCAGCGGCGGCCGGGGTTTCGGCAGGCTTCTCATCCTGCTTGCCCTTGCCCTGGTTCTTGCCGCCCTTCGGGTCGGTCTTCGCGCCGTCAGCGGCAGGCAGTTGCACTTGAGCCGGTGCGGCGCTGGCTTCCGGCAGCTTGCGCAGGGCGTCCGGCGCGGAGCGTGCGATATCAGCCAGTTCGTCGGCCGACAGGTCCACTTCGGTATTCGGCTTGACGAGGATGCGCTTACCGGCGCGGTGCAGGACGATGCTGTGGGCGGTGATACGTTTTGCCATTTTTGATGCTCCAGTGTTTGAAAGGTGTGATGTTTAAAGGCCGGGTTTCCCCGGCCCTGTCTTACTGCGAGATCGGGATTAAGCGACCTTGATGCTGAAGGTGGCGTTCGTCTCTTTCGGGACCATCAGCGGAGCCGACTGGCTCATCATGTATTCGACGCTCGGGTCTTCGTTCTCCCAGTTCTTGAAGAACATGTCGAGCGGACGATAGCCGGCCTTCGCGTCCATGATCGCGCCGAAGCAGCGAACACCCTGCATCATGTCGGACACGCCGACCACGGTGTTCGTGTCGAGGTAGTATTCCTCGGTGCCGGTGTCGGGGTCGATGAAGCGGGTGGTGTCCACGTAGAACTCCATGCGACCCTGGCCGCTCGCGCCGCTGATCGAACCCATGTACTCGATGGTGTCGCCGTAGCCGTCACCGATCAGGGTCACGTTGGTCTGCTGACCGCGACCGGCGTACTCGGCGCGCATCAGTTCCTTCAGGTCCACGCGCTGCGCGAACAGTTCCCAGGCGTTGCCGCCGAAGTAGTAACGCTGGATGCGGGCGCCGCACAGTTCGTTCGAGGCGATGCGCGATTCCTTCAGGTCGGCCAGCGGGTTCGCGGTGGCCTGGTCCCATTTCGCGCCGCCAGTCAGCACCGTGGTCAGCGCCGGATCGCGGCGGAAGTCCACCAGTTGCTCGGGGTAGTCTTCGCCCTTGACGATCACCTTGCCGTCGATGGTGGCGCGAGCGGCCATCCAGTTCCAGCGGTTCTCGATCTTGACGCGCTGGCGGCGCAGCAGTTCGGCCTTGACCGCGTTGCGGCGCTGGTCGATGGTCAGGGTGCCGCCCAGGGCTTCACCGGCCAGGCGTTCGAGGTGCATGGTCACGTCCACCGGATCTTTCTGCTTGATGTAAGCAGGGGTGAAGGTGTCCATTTCGTAGCCGTCCAGGCGTTGCGGACGACCCTGCGCGGTCGGCACAACGAACGGTGCCAGCTTGCGGTCGTCGCCGTAGACGCGCTCGAACAGGATGTGCTTGCCGTCGAAGTTGATCTGGCCTTTGTAGAACTCGTTCAGCCAGAACAGCGGCGCGGTCTTGATGCGCGAGTTCAGTGCTTGCAGCGTGTAGAGGTCGAAAATATTCATGATTTCTTCAGGTTCCTAGTTGTGGGATTTGTCTGCCTGTTCGGACACGATTAGATCGTGTGGCCGAAGCGGATCGGGGTGCCGGTGAACATGGCCTTGCGCTTGGTGTAGCTGTCCAGGGCGACGCCTGCCGGGAACTTGATGGCTTCGTGATTGAAGTAGCCTTCGTTCCAGTACACGCACTGCTGGCCTTGCAGGGTCGGCTGCGAGACGATCACGGCGCGCGAGGCTTCGCTTGTGCCAGCGACGAACTTCTCGACGCCCGAGCCGTCCAGTTTCAGGTGCGCCAGTTCGTACAGCGAGAATGCAGCCAGGGCCGGGGCCGAGTCCGCGACGGTTTGTGCTGCGCCTGCCCACAGGGGTGCGACGCCGCCGCGCGAGCCGACCGTGGTACGGCCGCCAGCGAGCATGAAGTTGTCATCGACGTTGTTAATGGTGCTCATGTTTTATCTGCTCCAGAAAGTTTGAATTCGCCCGGTGCTTTGGGATTATTTTTCGACCTTGCGGCCGGTCATGGCTGCGAAGTCAGCGTAGATTGCCGCTGCGGCCTGCTCGGGCGACTGCTTGCCGTCGCCGCCTGCTGCCGGTGCGCCAGCGTTGTCGGCACCGACGTTCGGGTGGGCGGTGTTGTTCATCGCCTGCTCGAAGGTAGTGGTGCCGGTGGCGGCCGGGGTGGTGGTAGTCGTGGTGGCAGCGGCCTTCGGTGCGACGGCCAGCAGACCCTTCGCTTCATCGACCGACATGCTGGTGTTGAACGCCAGGTGGTTTGCCATGTCGCCACGGCCTTCGGCTTCAGCGCAGGCCAGGATGCCCTGCACGCGGGCGCGCTCGGCTTTCGCTGCGTCCTGATTTACGGCTGCTGCCGGTTGGCCTGCTGCCGGGGTGTTGTTGCCTTCTTTGTTCGGGTCCATCGTCAGTTCCTCGTTCGTAGTTTGAGTTGAAAGTTTGGCGGCCTGCTCGTCCTCGTCGTCGTCGGGATTCTGAGGTGGTACTTCTTCCTCTTCATCCAGATCGCCGTCGATTGCCATTTGCAGCGCCGCCGATGGTACTGCAACTTTGTGGATCAGGCCGAGTTTCAGTGCGTCGTCGGCCCGGTAAGTTCGAGCCTCGGTATCATAAATGATCTTCGCGTCCAGTCCCAAATTGCGGGCGACCACGGCCACGAATTTAGCCCGCGACTTGTCCACGTTTTTCTGAATGTCGGCCTTCACTTCTGCCGACAGTTCTTCGTACGGATTGCCATCTACTTTGTGATCGCCCGAGTAGATGAACGTGACCTTGACGCCGTACTTTTCCAGGGCCGCCGACATATCGACGTGCATCGAGACGACGCCCACCGAGCCGACACCTGCGGACGGAATGGCGAAGATCTTGTCGCACGCGGTAGCCAGGGCGAACGAGGCGCTGTAGCAGTTGGAATCGACCACGGCGATGATCGGCTTCGTGCCGCGCGATGCGTAGATCTCGTCGCTCAACTCGAAGCAGCCTGCGGCCTCGCCGCCGAAGCTGTTGTGATCGTGGATGATGACCTTCACGTCGTCGTCCAGCAGCGCGGCGTTGTGCTGCGCACGGATGAAGTTGTAGCCGGTCACGAAGCTGTACGACCAGCCGAAGCGATTGATAAGCGATCCGTGAACCGGGATGATCGCCACGCCGTGCGCGAACGCGAACGGCTTGCTTTGCGTCGGACGGCCGAAGCCGTACGCTTCGCACAGTTCCAGGCGCGTCTCGTTCATGAATTTCTGCTGCGCCTCTTCCGGCACGGCGCGGGCCATCATCGCCATGTCGGTAGCGAAGCCCGCCTGGTGTTCTTTGGCGATCAGTTGCTCACGCATGTGCATGCGGGACAACGCCTGCCGAGCCACAATGTCGCTCATTATTTCTTTCCTTTCTTGCTGTCGTTTTT